CGATTGTTAGAAATGTTTCAACCTGTGCCTGGCTGCGCCGACTGAACAAGGAGGCAGCCTCATCGGAGCTGGCTGGCATGTGCCGGCCACGTGGGGCTGCGCACGAGGAGCCAGCCATGAGCGCACCCGCGAACGAACCGGTCGACGATCCGACACCCTCGGCAGCGCCGAACGAGGCGAGGTCGATCAGCGGTGGGCGGTCCTCCGCCCCGAAGTGGATCGCCGCGTTGGCCGTGACGGCGGTGGTGGCCGCGGGAGCCGGCTGGTTCGTCGCAGATCGCTCCGAGACGAAGGACGTCGGTGAGCCGGTGGCCAGCACGGAGCCGTCGGGCAGCGAGTCGTCCCGGGACGATGCCGAGGTCGAAGCCGCAGAGGCGGCGGCCGCCGCCGCGGCAGAGGCTGCCGGTGAGCCGAGCTGGCTGTTCAGCCTGACCGCCGAGGGCGGCACGTTCAGCGCCAACGAGCTGAACCCGAACATCGGCACCCTGACCCTGACCGGCACGAGCGCCGAGACCACGGGCTTCACCGACCGACCGGTGCGCGACGCCGTGACCTTCGGGACCGCTCAGCTGCCGACCGCGTGGCCCGAGATGTTCGCCGACTCGGACCCGAACGCCGTGCTGATCGCCCGTGACGCGGACGGCACTCGGCAGACCTACGTGCTGGAGCTGTCCAGCCCGACGATCGAGGGCACCTCGCTGACGTTCCAGGTCGCGGCGATCGAGGGCAAGGACCACAGCTCGCAGCTGCCGGGCATGACCACCCGCGCGGCGACGGTGCCACCGGGCACCTTCGGTGAGGTCGCGCTGTTCATCGACAGCGTGACCCCGCCCGGGCCGCACTGGATCTGCACGAGCGGATCGAACGGCAACGGCACGCAGATCAACCCGCCGGCGCCGATCCCGTTCGACTCGTGGACCTCGCAGGCATCGACCCAGTTCGAGGCGCAGTGCTGGGCCAAGCACGGCCAGCCGAGCGTGATCGGCACGATCGACTGAACCCGCGCGGCGCTCGCCGCAGTTCTCTTGTGTACCCCGACCGGGGCGCCTCTCTGACCATTCGTGGCCGGCGGGGCGCCCCGTGTCGCGTGGTGGGAACTGGCCGTGATGTGGAAGCCGGGTCAGCAGACGCCGAACTCTCCGTACTTCACTGCACCGAGGTTGGCGTCGCCTTCGGCGATCGGAGTTCCGGGCGGCGGCGACTGACAGACGACGTGCCAGTTCGAATCGACGAGCTGGCTACGTCCTTCACCGGTGGCGTCGAAGCTGCGCGAGAAGAACACGCCGGTGAGCTGAATCGTGTCCTGGGCCTCTTGCAGGTTCATGCCGACCACGTCGGGCATCAGTGCGGGAGGCGCCGTCACCGGAGGTGCCGTCGTCGCCGGAACGGTCGTCGTGGGAACCGTGGCCGGTGGGGAGGTCGTCGGCGCTGTGGTCTCGGGAGCGACCGCGGTGCTAGTTGGTGCTGCCGATGTGGAGACCTCCGACTGCTCGCGTGCTGGAGATCTCAGCGATGCCTCCGACTCGGTTCCGCAGCTCACCATGACCAATGCCGCGCCAACGAGCGCAACCTTCCATCGCATTCGCAGCCTCCCTCGCCGCCGAAGCACCCAACCGAGCTCCGAACCATCGAACCTACCGACGATGCCTCGTCCGGTGCGCATCCACCGGGCGGGGGGCGTGGCGCCCCGTGCCAACCTCTCTGTCAGTCGCGAAGCGGGCCCACCGCTCTATGGTCGAAGCCGAGAGGGAGGTACGACGATGCAGAAATGGGAGTACCACGTCGACACGCTCAACATGTCGGATCGGTGGAGCGCCAAACGTCAGGCCGAAGAGGTGAAGAAGTTCACGACGTACCTCAACTCGGCAGGACAACACGGGTGGGAGATGGTGAGCTACGAGTCGGTGCCCATGACAGGGACCTTCACCGGCAACGTGAAGGGCTATGCGTATCTGTGCTTCTTCAAACGTCCGATCGAAGGGCACGACACCTAGACACTCGACGGACCGGACCCCCGACTGTCCGACAGCTGCCGTCTCACCGAGGAAGGGGCGAGATGCAGAACTCATCCCATGCACTGCACGACCGCGCCGACCTGAGCGAGGGCGTACCCAGTCGATGGCAGATCGCGTACGAGCTCTTCATGGGGACGCTCGCGGTGATCACCGTCGCGACGCTCTTCTCTGACTCGATGTGGGCGTCGGCCGTCAACTGGGTGATCTGGGCAGTGTTCCTCGTCGACGTCGGGGTGCGATTCGCTGCGGCGTCGGATCGACGTGCGTTCCCAGGCCGGAACTGGCCGGATCTCGTTGCGCTGATCCCGTTCGAGGTGTTCCGTCCGTTCCGGACGATCCGGTTGTTGCGCCTCGTTCGCCTGTTCCGAGCGTTCCGCTTGTTCGAGCGTGTGGGTGACCCGGTGCGTGGCGTGCTCCGTCAGAACGGGCTGCAGTACGTGCTGGGGTTCGTGCTCGCGCTGATCCTGCTGGGCGGCGCCGCGGCGTGGGCGATCGAGGAGCGGATCGCAACCTTCGGTGACGGGGTGTGGTGGGCGCTCGTGACGACCACGACCGTGGGGTACGGCGACATCTCACCCGAGGACACCGGAGGGCGGGTAATCGCGACGATCCTGATGGTCGCCGGCATCGGCACACTCGGCATGATCACCGGGTCGATCGCGACGTACTTCACGGGTATGGGCGGAGCGAGCGAAGCGCTGCCGGCCGACGTGCGTTACGTCCAGGAGCGCCTGGGTGAATGGCCGGAGCTCAGCGCGGCTGAACGCGAGCGGCTTGTTCGCTTGCTCGAGCACGTCGCGACCGAGAGCTGATCGTCGCGACCGCACAGCTCCGAGAGCCGGCGTCGCAGTTCTGAGCCGGAGCCCGAGAGGAGAATCGATATCCTGACCTGCTGTTTACAAGTCGTGGCTCGAGTGTCCACCCAGGTCCGTCGCGGCCCGCCCTGTCCGGGAATCTGCGCTGACGTCTCACGTGATTCAACCCCCGATCTCCGTGCTCGTCCAGAGATTCGTGAGACAAACCGTGAGACGCGAGCGTCGTCGGCCCTATGCCTCTCCCGACAGGTTCGGCCGGCCTCCGCTCAACGAGCGGGCCATGAACGAGTCTCGTCCGTGCCAGCGGCGGGCGATTCGGCAGGACGCCGTCTCTGCCCGCTGTGGGAGTTCGACCCCTGCGGTAGACCGCTCCGGTTGGTCGGCTTGGACTATCGATGCCCAAGCAAATTCTGCAGGTATCGTTCCGGTCCGAGGGCGGAAGGTCCAGGACGGGAGTCACCATGGCATCGAAGGCGCGGAAGGCGCGTAAGGCCTCAGGGCCCAACTCTTTCGTCGCCGCCCAGAACCGGATACGCGGAGCTGCGAACCCGGCGGCTGCCCTTGCTGAGTTTCGGCGATCTGGAAGCCCCAGGCAGTTCGGCCAGATGCTTCGATGGGTTCGAAAGTCTCGTCCGCGCGGCATCGACTTAACCACGGGATGGAGCCCCTCCGAGATACGGAACATTGCACCGCGCTTCTCGTTTGATCCGACAAGCCTTGACCGCGAGCTGATCTGGGCGGCGGAGTCGTTTGCGATATATGCGAATGAGCTAAACGAAGCCATCCGCCACATCCGAAACATCGAAGATGCAGTCCTATCTGGAGACTTCCAAGGGGCTCTGGAATGGCTCGAAAGTCTAGATCGGTGCTGCGGGCACTCGCTGTGGTCAATTGAGGTGCGACTAGCCCTGCTTCAACACCATGAGGGTCTTCACGCTCAGAAGGCATACGCGAACGAGATCATCGAGTCGGCGAACCCTGTGGTGGCCGTTGTGACGCACTACACATCCCAGCGCAACGAGGAGCAGATGCCACTGTTTCGCTTCGAGGCGATGCTCAATCGGGCGCTCGCGGCACGCAAGGACGATGGCGAGACCTATCTGCGGTACAAACTGCTCCACGAGGTGAGCGTAGGGTCGATGTCGTACAGCACTATCCTCAACGCTGAGAGTCAGGTGTCCATTCTGGACTACTACGAGGCCTTCGTTGCGTTGGCGCAGCGCGCAGCGCTACAACCCTGCCCTTTCGAGCTAAGGGAGGCCATCGCTCAGTGCCTTGAGTCGGTCGACCGGTTCTTGGAAGACCCACGACTGCGCCGCTCGCTCTTTGTTCTGGGTGCCGGCGCTGAGTGGCTAGAGGGTGCGTGGGAGGAGTCACAGGATACGGGCCGCCCTTCTGCCAGTGGCCACCTCGACGACATTGAAGCGTGGAGGCTCGTCAGCGAGGACCTCGCACTCGGTGAGCTCGCCTCCAGCACAACGTCAAGTCTTGGCGCATTCGCCACCCAGGCGATCGCCGCCCTGAAGAGTCTTGCTGACTTTCCTGATCTCAGTGACGAGGTCGCCGGATCACAGCGGCTTGCAGCAAACCTCCGCGGTCTGCAGCTAGGACGGGCGCTGAAGTACGCGCTCGACGAGCAGTACGCCTCCACTACCTCCCAGTTGCGGGAGTGTAGAGCCGGCGCAGCGATGCATTCTCGCCGAGTTTGGCCTACTCATCTTCTTGGCTGTGGATCTCTCGATCAGCTCGACGCGCTGATCGGCGCGCTTCGAACCTCGCATCAGCCGGGGCTGGTTCGAGCTGCGCTTCTTGAACTCGGCGTGCCTCATTCGGAACAGGCGTCGGACGGCCTCGACAATCTGCGTGCTGAGTTAGCGGACATACTGACAGGAGCCAGCGAGGCGCAGCCGGTCGAGCTCTTCGCCGAGCCGCCCACCGGAGTCGAACGAGCGCGGTCGCGCGTCGCCTTGCGATTCTGGTGCACCGCGCTACTCGAGCGGGGTGAGGCTGATGAACTCGTTCGGCTGCTGGCGCACCATGCTGTCATCAGACGAAACGTCGGGATCCTGCCGATTGTGGAGACGGTTGCTCTAATCGACCGTCCAACAACTCGTCGACTAGCCGGTGACTTGGCACTGCCAATCGTCTTCGACCTCTACTTCAAGTATTGCTCGCAGGACCTAGAGGAAGATCGTACCTTCGCGAGTGAGGATGCTCTGGCGGCCCGGGGTGTCGCGACTCCTCACGAACTGGCAAATGAAGTCAGTAGCGACGACAAGGATCTCTTGACCTACTACCTCAGGTACCTCGCAGTTCCTGAGGTGATGGAATCCTTCACTGTCTTTGAGAGCACGCAGGACCTGGAGGAGGAGCGAGTCCGAGTACTCTCAATCTTGATCTCGATTGATTCCGCCAACGCTGATGCCTACGAAGCCGAGGCGAAGGACATAACGCGGGCTCAGGCCATTCGACGAGGAATGAGACAGGTCGAGCAGAGCAAGATCTACGTCGATGTGGTGCGTATCCGGAAGATCCTCGAGCGTGAGTTGCGCGATGACTTCGTCCGGTATATGTCGTTGCCTCACATGCCGATCAATGAATCGCGCGACAACCTCATCGAGGCGCTCCGGAGCTTGAGGTCGGGTCCGGCATCGAGCGCGTTGCCCGAGATCCCCAAGGACGAGTCTTCAGCGCTGCTGGTACAGATGATGGCCACTGCGTTCGGCGAGCTCACGTCCAACAAGGAGCATGGACTCGATTGCTATCTGAGCATGAGGATTCGTCACGGCGCACTATCGGGCCAACTCCGCACTCCAATGGAACGGCAGCGCCTGATCACCCAAGTGAGCGCGGATGGTGTCACCTACGAGCCGAACTCCACCTGGCTGGATTCGCTCTCGTCGAGCGGCAGCAGCACGAGTAGTGCGGAGGGCCGCGATCGGCTCAGGCTCCGAATGAACGAATTGTCCGCTGCCTACGATCAAGTCGTTGATCGGGTGGCCAAGGATTACGTGCAAGTACGGACAGGCGAGAAGCCCGGAGGCTGGTTCGACATCGCCGTCCGCCAGATCCACGTAATCGAGCTGCTGGCCTCTATCGGTAGTGATACGAGCTTCGAGGACTTTGTTGAACTGCTCATATCTCAGTTCTTTACTGAGCTGAAGGCCCGGCTCTCCCACGTTCGGTCAGAGATTGAGAGGTCGGTGAAGCCGGCCCTCCTCGAGCCGATCAGTGCTTTCGAGCTGGACTTGGCCGGACTAGCAGATGTTTCGATCCAGCCGGCTCTCCGTGGTGCACTCGCAACTGCCAGGGTGGATGTGCAGCAAGCACTCGACGTTGTCAAGGACTGGTTCCAGCTGCCCCAAATTGAGGAGTACCACACGTTCGAAATGGAGGAGCTCATCCATATCGGTCTTCAGTGTGTAAAGGTGCTTCACGTCGACTATCACCCGGTTCTCAGTACCGAGATCGGCGAGGTAACCCCGATTCTCGATCCACTAGTCGTCTTCACTGACATATTCGTCATTCTCTTCGAGAATGCGAGGGTTCACTCGGGCTCGAAGTCACCAGAGATCCAGGTAACAATCAACCAAGTCGAGGACACCTACATCCTTCGCGTCGAGAACAGCGTCATCGGTGATGTCGATGAAGGCCGGATGCGGAAGATCCGCGACATTCGTAACAGGATCGAGTCAGGGTCCTACGTCGAATCTGTGGCGAAGGAAGGTGGCAGCGGATTGATCAAACTGCAGCGCATCGCGAGCTCGCTCGACGAGAGCTCGAGAATCCAGTTTGGTCTCGAGGCGGACAGGTTCTGGACCACGGTGCCCATTAGGGGCCGCTTCGTATGAAGGTGCTCGTGATAGAAGATGACGACAACAAGAGCCGCGAGATTGAAGCTCTTGTCACCGCACACGAACAGGTGACTGGCGTGACGCTCGCGCGGTCGCTGCACGGTGGGCGTAAGGAGCTTCAGAACAACACCTTCGACTTGGTGGTGCTCGACATGACATTGCCCAACTATGACGCCACCGCAGAGGAGCCAGGCGGTGGATCCGTGCATAGCTTTGGGGGAGTCAAGCTACTTCGCTATATGACTCGGCTTGAGTTGGCCACACCAGTCGTGGTGGTCACTCAGTTTGAGCTCTTCCTCGCTGGTGAAGGTCAGATGGATATTGATGAGCTGGATAGGCAGCTCGCGGCGGAGTTTCGCCCGCAGTATCTCGGGACCGTCTACTATCACGCTTCTCTCTCTCGCTGGCGCCTAGAACTAACCAGATTTCTCGAGAGTGTTCAGAGCGAGAACGGGCCGGGGGCCGAATTGTGAAAGTCCTTGTCGTCGAGGACGATGCCGCAAAGGCTGCGAACATACTTGAAGTTCTCAAGTCCAAGGGCGTGGTCCAGGCTGATATCGATGTAGCAGCTGACGGCCGCAGTGCTCGGATAGCCATGCGATCGGATCGCTACGACCTTGCCATAGTGGACTTGGTGTTGCCGTTTCGATCTGGTGAGCTTCCCCAGAGACTCGGCGGCCTCGAGCTGGTTAGGGAAGTCCGGACGCGAGGCGGATACGCCGTGCCTCTGCAGTTCATGGCCTTGAGCGCTTTCGATGATGTTGTGGACGAGTCCGGTGGGGAGCTCGCCGACGAGGTACTTCTTGTTCTTCGGTACGAGGAGGCGTCCGCCGTCTGGCGGGACCGTCTGGGACGTCTAATCGACCACCTGAACGGCGTCATCGCGCTGTCCACGTCCACTCGTCCCCTTCGCGCGGACATCTGCGTAGTGACCGCAGTCCGTTCTCCGGAGCTGTCGGCGGTCTTGGACCTTCCGTGGGGTTGGGAGGAACTCGAGGTTCTCGGCGATGGGACTCTCTACTACCGAGGGCGGGCAGACGCTGCCGGCGGTGGCCACCTGAGCGTCGTCGCCGCATGCTGTGCGCGAATGGGCATGGTGGCCTCTGCTGTCCTGACCTCGAAGATGTGCGTCCATTTCCGCCCGCGATTCGTTGCGATGTGCGGCATCCTCGCCGCGGTAGACCGAGACCTTGGTATGGGCGACGTGGTTGTCGCCGACCCGACTTGGAACTACGAGAGCGGCAAACGTGCGCCGAAGGAGAATGAAGAAGCCTCTGAGTTCCTCGCAGCACCAGATCACCTGGCCCTGGATCCGTGGCTCCGTGAGCGTCTGGCCGCTCTGTCAGCGGACAGCGAGATGCTTGACGACATCCGCCGTGGATTCGGAGGTGCAACTCCGGCGAACGCGCTTGCGATGCACGTGGGTCCAGTTGCGTCAGGCTCCTCGGTCGTGGGGGCCGCGGACTACCTGCGGGATGCAAGGAGTCAGCATAGGAAGCTCGTCGGCATCGAGATGGAGACCTACGGCGTCTTCGCAGCCGTGCAGGAGGCGCAGCAGCCAAGGCCAAACGCGGTCTCAGTCAAGTCGGTGAGCGACTACGCTGACTCCGAGAAGTCGGACGAGTTCCAGAGGTACGCCGCCTACACCAGTGCCTCTGTATTGCGACTGTTCGTCGAGAAGTACCTCCGCACGGAAGAGCCGGTGTGATGGACCATCCGCCGGGAACGCTGTAGGGCGCTTGGCGGGAGGGTCCGACGAGCGCAGTCAAGTCCTACGGTGCTGGATGGCGAAAAGTTCTCGACATGCTCGACTCGAGCAGTGATTCGCCCATATAGGAGTCGCCTGTGGGATCGAGCAGGAGGTCGAGGTACTCGGTGTTCACGTTGTCGATCGCCGCTTCGACCCGACGGTCTTCGTGACCTTGCTCGACGTCGGACAGGACGGTGCCGTCGGCGGAGAGCACGCGGCGAACGCGCAGGGTACGGAGCCAGTCCTCGTTGAACTCGCCGTGGACCTCGACCGCCGAGGCACCGGGCAGCACGTCGACGATCGTCTCGATGGCGAGCCGCTCGGCCAGTTCGGCGAGCGTGTGTCCGAGCGACTGCCACTTGCCGAGGACTCGACCGAACTCGGCTTCCAGCTCCGGATCGACCACGGCCGCTCCTTTCTCGATGCGACGTCGACGGTACGCACCGGGTGTGACGCTTAGCCCCCACAGTGCGTTGGCAAGCCCCAGGTGCCCGTAGCGTGGACGGGGTGGAGGAGCTGAGGGAGGGGTTGTACGAGGTGCTCGTCACCGAGGGCCTGAAGGAGCGCCTGCAGGCCCTCGCCGGCGCGGTCCCGGACGAGCGAACGCTCTACGCTGCCGAGGCTCCCGACCGGATCGCCTGGCACCTGAGCCGCCAGATCGAACGGGCACTCAACGACGTCGGCGAAGCGGATCGAGCGGCCGTCGGTATCGAGGTGGCTCGGGCGCTGCTCGACCGACTCGGTGAGCTGGTCGAGGTCGACCCGTCCGATGCTCCGACCGATCCGGCAACCGTGCTGCACGCCATCCTCGGCCGCCTCCCCGACGGCAGCACCGAGTCGATCGCCCAGCCGCTGATCCCGCTGCTCGACACGACGCTGCTGACCAACGCGCCGGGCGAGCCGAACCTGTGGAGCCAGCTGCGCTCCGAGATCGAGTCAGCCGACCGGATCGATGTCGTGATGGCCTTCATCCGTCGCAGCGGCATCGCGCCGCTGGTCGACGCCCTCCGCCGTCACTGCGAGAACGGCCGATCGCTTCGGGTGTTGACCACGACGTACACCGGGTCGACCGAGCAGGCAGCCCTCGACCGGCTCGTCGACCTCGGCGCAGATGTCCGGGTGTCGTACGACCTCAGCACGACCCGGCTTCACGCCAAGGCCTGGGTGTTCCACCGAGGCTCCGGCTTCTCCACCGCGTACGTCGGCTCGTCCAACCTGACGCACTCCGCCCAGGTCACCGGCGTCGAGTGGAACGTCCGGGCATCAGCCGCCCGGAACCCCGACGTGCTCGGCAAGTTCGCCGCGGTGTTTGACAGCTACTGGTCCAACGGCGACTTCGTCCCCTACGACCCGGACCAGTTCGTCGCCGAGCAGCAGCGAGCCGGACGCACCGACTCGGGCCCGCACGTGATCCTGAGCCCGATCGAGGTCCGCCCACTGCCCTTCCAGTCCCGGCTGCTCGAACTCATCGAGGTGTCACGGCAACGAGGGCACCACCGCAACCTGCTCGTTTCCGCGACCGGCTCGGGCAAGACCGTGATGGCGGCGCTCGACTACGCGCGCCTGCGACCTCAGCTGGACCGGTCGAGGTTGCTGTTCGTCGCGCATCGGGAGGAGATCCTCGACCAGAGCATGGCAACGTTCCGTCACACGCTGCGCGACGCAACCTTCGGCGAGAAGTGGGTCGGCGGCGCTCGCCCCACACGGTTCGACCACGTCTTCGCCTCGGTCCAGAGCCTCCACGCCAACGGCCTGGCCGACCTGCAGCCCGACCACTTCGACGTCGTGATCGTCGACGAGTTCCACCACGCCGCAGCCACCTCCTACCAGCGGCTGCTCGACCATGTGCGCCCGGTCGAGCTGCTTGGACTCACCGCGACACCCGAGCGAAGCGACGGTATGGAGATCCTGCATTGGTTCGATGACCGCATCGCCGCAGAGCTGCGACTGTGGGACGCGATCGACCAGCAGTACCTCGCGCCGTTCCTCTACTTCGGGATCCACGACGGCATCGACCTCACCGACATCCCGTGGCGACGCGGACGCGGGTACGAGGCCGAGGCGCTCACCAACCGCTACACCAGCTCCGACGCCTGGGCCCGCCTGGTCGTGAAGCAGGTCGACGAGCACGTCGACGTCACCTCGATGCGATGCCTCGGGTTCTGCGTGAGCGTCGAGCACGCCGAGTTCATGGCCCGTCACTTCAGCCACCACGGCATCCCCGCCGTGGCGATCTCGGGCGAGAGCCCACGCGACGAACGGGCCAAGGCGCTGCGCGACCTGGCGGCGGGCGACGTGAAGGTCGTGTTCTCGGTCGACCTGTTCAACGAAGGTGTCGACCTCCCCAACGTCGACACCGTGCTGATGCTGCGCCCCACCGAGAGCCCGGTGCTGTTCCTGCAGCAGCTCGGCCGAGGTCTGCGCCGAGCGGAGAAGAAGCGGCACTGCACGGTGATCGACTTTGTCGGCACCCACCGCAAGGAGTTCCGTTTCGACCGCCGCTACCGGGCCCTGCTCGGCGGCACCCGCCGCGACGTCGAACGAGCGGTGCAGATGCAGTTCCCGTTCCTGCCGTCGGGCTGCAACATGCAGCTCGACCAGAAGGCCTCCGAGATCGTGATCAGGAGCCTGCGCGAGGCCATTCCGTCGCGGTGGCCGGCGAAGGTCGATGAGTTGCGATCGCTGCGCCGCGAGCGACCCGGCGTCGGTCTGGCCGAGTACCTCGACGAGACCGGTCTCGACCTCGCCGACGTCTACGCCGGCTCGAAGAGCTGGTCCGACCTTGTCGACGCCGCCGGTGGCGAGACGCTGCCCGCGGGTCCGCACGAGATCGCGCTGCGGCGAGCGATAGGTCGTCTGCTGCACATCGACGACACCGAACGCCTTGCGACCTACCGGCGCCTGCTGGCCGGCCCGGCGCCCGACCTCAACGCCGTGTCCGAGCGGGAGCGACGGCTGGTGCAGATGCTCGTCGCAGCGCTCGCCGATCAGGCGCTCACCAAGGACTCGTCGCTGCGCGACGGCGTCGACCTCGTCTGGTCACATCCACAGGTGCTCGCCGAGCTGGCCGAGACGCTCGCCGTGCTCGAGAGCCGGATCGATCACGTCCACCAACCGCTCGGAACACATCCGAACGCTCCGCTGCAGATCCATGCCCGCTACAGCCGTCTCGAGATCCTCGCCGCCATGGGACTTGCCGGCGACCGAGCCAAGATCGCCGCCTGGCAGAGCGGCGTCTACGAGGCCAAGCCCGCGAATGCCGAGATCTTTGCCTTCACCCTCGACAAGAGCAGCGGCGGCTTCTCACCGACCACCCGCTACCGCGACTACGCGATTAGCCGATCGCTCATCCACTGGGAGTCCCAGTCGACAACCCGCGAGGACAGCGCCACTGGCCTCCGGTATCGGAACCACGAACGCGACGGACGGACGATCCTGCTCTTCGCCCGTGAACGAGCCGACGACCGCGCCTTCTGGTTCCTCGGCCCCGCCACCTACCGACGTCACGTTGGCGAGAAGCCGATGGCGATCACCTGGGAGCTCGACGTCCTGTTGCCGGGCGACCTGTACGCCGCGTTTGCCGCGGCGGTCGCTTAGACAGTCGCACCTACCGGAAGCCCGGTGATTCGCGCCCAGAACGAGTCGGGCGTGACCGTGCGGGACTAGTCGATCGCGCCCCGAGGCGAGCATTCGGGACTGGCGAGTGCAGATCTGAGATGACGGTGTAGTTCCCGTCGTGGTCAGCGCGAAGCAGCCCCCAAAGTCGAAGCTCGTCGAGGTACCAGCTGATCGCCTGCTCCACGCTCTGGGTCGGTTGCGCATCGAACCCGAGTGCAGTCGCTGCGGTCGACACGTTGACGCGTTCGCCGATCCGCCCGTCGATGCATTTGTTGATGATCAGGTGGTGCCACAACGGTGGGTAGACGCTGAGGACGTTGCAGTACGGACCGCGATCCGAGATCAGGTCCGGGACGCGGCGGAGGTGTCGACGGCGGACATAGACAAGTCCTTCGGTTTGCCAACGCTGGCGACCGGGAAGGCCGATCAACGAACGAAGCAGCGGTGACAGCCGTTCAGCCGGCTCGGGAGGCAGCGCTGGTCGGGGTGGGGGAGACGGGACCGGTTCCCGTATCTGCTGCTTCGGCGGACGTGGCGGTGGTGGTTGCGGCGGTCGGTCGACATCTGCAAGCACCACGAACTCGGTCGGCGCTGTTCGCTCGTCGCCGGTGTCGAGACGTATGAACCCGAGTCGATGTAGCCGCAGTAGGAAGTCTGCGACGAATCCTTCTTTCTCGCCGGGCATGCCGTCCTCGTCGGCCGCAACGAGGGCCGTGATGTCGGAGAATCGGATCGTCTCGCCGATTCGTGCGTCGACATGATCGAGGAAGATGCGGGTGCGCCAGTGCACGGGCAGAAGCGCATGGATCGTCGTTTCTCGGGGGCTGGTCTTCGAGAGGAAGTCCGGGATACCGCCTCGCATACGTCGGCTCGCAACTCGTTCGCGGTACTCCTCCCACGCCTCAACCTTGGCGTCGTGCAGGGCTTGCCGGCGCTCCGCTGCAGCACGTATCGCCTCCTGCCGCTTGGCCTCTTCCTGGGCCTGATGGCGGCGTCGATCCTCGTCAAGCCGGGCCTGCTGAGCCCATCGGGCGTCTTGCCTGTCGCGCTCGTGTCGTTCACGGTCGACGTCGGCAGCGTGACGATCAAGTGCGGGAGTGGTCGCCCCGCCAGGGACTAGCCGGAGGTGCTCTAGAGGCTCGACCGCAAGGTCGAGCCGGCCCCAGAAGGACCCGGGGTCGGCAGTGGCCAGCCGTTCGCCGTCGCTGAGGCTGAGTAGTCCCGCCCCGATCAGACTCTTGAACGGGTTGATCCACAGCAGCGGGAGTCCCGCTCGGTGGATGGCTGCGTGAAGGGGCCCGGGATTCGGGTTTCCGAGGTTCTCTTCGCGACGTGACCGGCGCAGGTTGGCTCCGATGTGGCCGAGGATCCAGACGTCGTGGATGCCTTGGTCGACGTAGCCGCGATGTCGTTCCGACCAGGCCGTCGCCGACATAGGCGAGTACTGAACCTCGATGGCGTAGCGGGTGCCGTCGCCCATCGTGATCAGCACATCCGGAAGCTGCCGGCTCTCAACCCGCTCGTCGTCGACGCTCACCATGGCCTCTGGGTACTTGGTCCGCGCCCAGAGTCCGATGAGGTGCTTGGCGGTGTGGTGGGCGAAGGACTCTCCTCCGTGAGAGCGGGCGCCCTTCACGAGATGACGGAAGTGGTGACGCCGGGAACCGCCGACTGTCGTGAATCCTGGGTTGGGACATCCAGGGATTGGACATACAAGCTGCCCCGACTTGGCGGCCGCCCGGAGTTGTTCGGCCTGGCCCTCCTCGATGTAGACGAGGACACGGTCGGGACTGAGCGTGTCGAGTGCGAACAGCTGCCGTGCATCGACACGGTCCCAGAACGATTCGTTCCCCTCTCCATGAACCCTTCCCATGGGAGGGGTGTACCAGCAGGGTGTGACATCGGAGCGTTCGCGTCTTGAGCCCCGGCGCCGGGCGAGGCGAGCCGAGCCGAGCGCCAGTCCGCTCGCTCTCCGCGCGGATGTCAACGAAGCCCACAGAGATGCACCCGGGGTGGTCGCGACCCTGACCAAGCACTCGGCGGTCCTGTCTTGGTGGTGGTGGACGTGTAGCTGGTGCTCGGCGCGTGCGCTTAGGGAGTTGTGGAAAGAGCGCGAGTCATAGAGCAGTGTGCGGCCGTCGTCGGGGGCGGCTCGTGTTGAGCGTGCACCGGTTGGGCGCCGGGTCGGAGGGCTACTACCTGGACCAGGTTGTGGCTGGTGTGGAGGACTACTACGCCGGTGCGGGCGAAGCGCCGGGGGAGTGGCTCGCGTCATCCGGGCTGCTGGGCATGGAGGGCAGGGTTGGACCGGATGATCTTCGGGCGGTGCTGCTCGGTGTCGATCCTCGGTCGGGTGACGGGTTGCATCACGGGTCGGGCCGTTCGGTGCCGGGGTGGGATCTGACGTTCCGTGCGCCGAAGTCCGTCAGCGTCCTGTGGGGTCTCGCCGACCCGGAGATCGCCGAGGTGGTGGTGGCAGCGCACGAGGCGGCGGTAAAGGTCGGGCTTCGATACGTCGAGGAGTGGGCAGGGTTCACTCGCACCGGCCGAGGCGGCGCGACTCGGGTCCGTGCCGACGGGTTGATCGCGGCGGGGTTCCGGCACCGCACCTCGCGTGACGGCGATCCGCATCTGCACACCCATGTGCTGGTCGCGAACTCGGTGCGAGCCGCGGACGGTCGGTGGCGGACGCTGGATGGCCGCGGGTTGTTGGTGCACATGAAGACCGCCGGCTACGTGTACGACGCGCAGCTCCGTCACGAACTCGCGCAGCGCCTGGGGGTCGAGTGGGGTCCGGTCGTGAACGGGCTCGCCGACATCGATGGCATCGATGCCGAGGTGCGCGAGTTGTTCTCGAAGCGGCGCAGCGCGATCGAGGACCGCATGGCCGAATGGGGTCTCACCTCGGCGAATGCAGCTGAGGTGTCCGCGCTCGACACGCGCCAGGCGAAGAGCGGCCGGGTCGAGCACACCGACGAGCTGCGCGACCGGTGGCGGGCCGAGACAGCCGGGATCGGCTGGACCCAACGCGATCTGCTCGCTGCGTGCCCGAGCGCGTCGATGGTCAGCTCTGACCACAGCGGAGAACGGTCGGTGGTCAGAGGTGACCACGACACAGAACGCGCAGTGGTCAGGGCTGACCAGCCGTCTGACCACCTCGTCGACGGGGCGTTCGAGGTGATGTCCTCGGCGGCCGGGCTGACCGCGCACGCGTCGAGCTTCGACCGCCGCCACGTCATCCAGCACCTCGTCGACCACCTCCCACCCGGGCCACCAGCCGACTGGTTCGAGGCGACCGCGGATCGCTACCTCCAACGGGCCGAGGTCGTCGCGCTCGGATCGGATCCGGTGAAGGGCGAGTGCTACTCGACCGTCGACCTCCTCGACCTCGAAAAACGACTCGTCGACCAGGTCGCGGCCCGGAGGTTGGGGGAGCGGTCACCGGAGGTGATGCCGTCGATCGTCTGGTCCGTGTTCCAGGAACGACCCTCGCTGTCCGGGGAGCAGCGAGATCTGATCTCCGGGGTGTGTCGCACCACCGACGCCGTGAGCGTGATCGTCGCCGGACCGGGCACCGGCAAGACGTTCTGTCTCGATGCGATCCGCGACGGGTTCCAGCGCAGCGGCTACACGACGACCGGCTGCGCGCTCTCTGCGTCCGCTGCGCATCAGCTCGAGCAGGGCTCGGGGATCGAGTCGATGACCATCGCCCGACTCCGCCTCCAACTCGACCACCACGAACGCAGGCTCGGGCCGCGCAGCGTGCTCGTGATCGACGAGGCGGGCATGGTCGGCACCCGGGACCTCGCCCCGCTGCTCGACCAGGCAGCGAGCGCGGGTGCGAAGGTGGTCCTGGTCGGTGACCCGAAGCAGCTGCCGGAGATCGAGGCAGGCGGGTTCCTCCGCCACCTCGCCCGGCACCACGACGTGCACACGCTGAGCGAGAACCGGCGTCAGCGCGTCGGCTGGGAACGCGACACGATCAGCGACCTTGCCCACGGACGCGTCGACGCCGCGCTCGAACGCATGACCGCCAACTACGGTGTCGTCGTTGGCAACAACGCCGACCTCGTCCGACAACGCATGGCCGACGACTGGTTCGAGCATCGCAGCAGCGGGGCGTCGGCGGTGATGATGGCGAGCCGCAACAGCGACGTCGACGACCTCAACCGGCGAGCGCACCAGCTCATGGCCGACCACGGCCACCTCCGCGGCGAACCGCTGCACCTCGACGGCCGACCGTTCCAGATCGGCGACCGCGTGGTGTGCCTGCGCAATGACCGCCGCCTCGACGTGCGCAACGGCACCGTCGGCGACATCACCCACATCGACTACCGGCGGCGAACGCTCACCATGGACACCCCCGACGGGACACGGCGGCTCCCGGCCGAGTACCTCGACGCCGGCCAGGTTCGTCACGGCTACGCAGTCACGATCCACAAGGCCCAGGGCATCACATGCGATCACGCCCTGCTGCTCGGCAGCGACGAGCTCTACCGAGAGTCCGGCTACGTCGGACTCTCGCGCGGCCGGGAGTCGAACCGGATCTATGCCGTCTCCACCGCTCCGGATCCCGAAGCCCACATCCCCAAACACCTCCGCAAAGAACGCGAACCGCGCGACGTGCTCACCAACGCGCTCGAGCAAACGCGTGCCCAACGACTCGGCATCGACCACGACGCCGAGCCCGATGTGGAAGTGGGTTGGTGACGCACTGGCCCAACAAAGGTCAGTGGTCGAGGAACAAGGCCCGGAGCTCAGGTGCTCCGAGCCTCTTCGAGAGCAGCACTCGCAGCCTGCGATCCCCGCCTTCGGCGATCACAATTCGATGCCCCTGGCGGTCGGGCGGCTGTGTGGCCAAGTACCGGTAGACGCTTCCGGACAGCTCCAGGCCTTCGACGCGGTGATCGACGTAGATGGTCTGGGTAAGCCCGTTCGGGAATGCCTGGGTGGCATTCGACCAGCCCTTTGCGCCAACGGAGCGTGGCAACTGCACGAGGAAGGCATCCCATGACTGGCGGCTGGAGTGGTCTCCGTCAAGGAGTGCCAGAGATGCGACAATCCATCCGTTCGGTCGCTCCCGCTCAAGCCGCGTGAGGAGTCGTGCGAGTTGCTGCGGGATCTGCTGCTCGGGTTTGGCTGCCGGAACCGGCAAGCTCCCCGCTCGACTGAAGTACCACGCATCGATATCCGTCGTGTAGGGCGCGAGTTGGAACCGGCTCGGTGGGTCGTTTCCTTGGAAGTACCCATCGAAGTAGAGGCCGTCATGAATGTAGAAGCCAACCCAGTCAAGCTCGTCGTGCGCTGCGATCCGCCCGTCGCGCTCCAGTCGGAGTCTTCGGAGCACATAGTGGATGAGCTGCGCACCATCGAGAAGGTCCGTTACTGCCATCAGGTCCGTGAGAGATAGAACCCATGGCACCGCCCGGTCTGCTGCTATCGACCCAGACTCCTGCAACTCGTGGGTCTCCGTGGCCCACGGCGTCACGTCGTCGAGCGTTACGATCACCTCGACGGCGATTGGCTGGCCGAGGGCAGTCACAACATCCTCAGCGAGGCCGATCGAGTCGAGTCCATCTGTGTGGATCGCCTCATCGAGCGCAGTGTGCTGCTCGGCTGCGTCTGATATGACTCGGCCGATATCACGCCGCAGGCGGCCAGGTGCTCCGCGCCGGGCTTGCTCGGAGATCCGCCCTCCCTTGCATTGGACTCGAAAGACAACGTTGTCTACTTGCACGAGACCGTCTAGCTCGCTCGAGCCTGTGCTTGCTGTCCATGCACAGTTCGTCCATATCGAGCTCCCGGGAAGAGCGTCGCCCAGTAGGGCCACTGCCTCCTGCTCCACGTACCTAGCTCGGGCTCGCTCGTATCGATTCCAGAGCCCGGTCGCTGACAGCAGATCTTCAACTCTTGGGCGAATGGCGCTAAGCATGGAAGAAGGACAAGGGAGAAGAAATCTGCCACCCGCCTCAAGAATTGGCTGTCGAGTGAAAGGGTGCGCGCCACTCGGAAGTGCATGGTGTTCCGCCTGATAGTCAGCTGAATGGCACACAAAGGCCGATAGGCATGCGAGCGCGACTGTCTCTGACAGGCCGCACTCGGCGGCTACATCGGTAGCCGTGACCGACATAATTGAAGCGCTGTCTTCGAGCGCGTCGGCTGTAGCCATGCGACGGAGCGCAGCCTTGGCCTCGTTCGGGGCCAGTTGCAGTAGGTCATCCGGTATTCGTCGATCGGCTCGACCGGGACGGCGGCGCTCGCGCCGGAGCGCGGCGAAACTATCGTCCAACCACCGATCCATGGCAGCGAAGACGGGTTTCAGCCGGCGATTCTGTAGACGCACAATACCCGCCGATATCTGAAGAGCGTGGCCAGCGCTAAATCCTAGCTGGTCAATGCAGTCGGCCTCTATCGATGAGAAGCAGCCTCGGATGACTCGCTCAGCATGTTCGCGATACGCAGGCATCCGAACGGTTAGTGAATCGGCACGCGAGCGAAAGGCGTGAGATTCGTGGCTGTCTGTGAGCCCTTCGGCGCGACTCTTGAATCCTTCGTAGAGCAGTCCTGTCATCACAGTGCTGAAGAGTTCGCGGGTCAATCCCAGCGCCTGCGTAGTCTGCCGATAGCGGTCCATAGCGCTTGAGTCGGAGGAGACGTCACTGCGTTCTGTGCCAGCCGCCCTGAGGGCAAGGTATTCGACATGCGCCATAGAGCGGTCTGACTCGACTTCTACAAACTTGTTCGGATCCAGCACGAGGTACATAACGCTCGCTCGCGCCACAAGGTCGAACACATCCACGGCCTGCAGCAGCGACTCCAGTGAGGCGCTGAGCTGATTCTGCGCAACGCGAACATCATGGAGTGCCGTCTTGATCTCCTCCAGCGACCAGGCTCCGAGTTCGCCTGGTTCGGCGTCCCCTGTCGAGTGGTTAGTTGTCACCCCCGCCGGGGGCGAAGACTGCTCGGGCTGGTGATCGGCATAGTGGGCCATGTGCCTCATCTGCTCTCAAGGTCGGTCGACGTCGCTGCGCCGGCCGAGCTGACACATGGCGGACTGTAGTAACAGGGCGTCCTCGCATCGGGCGCACCTCATTCTCTGCATCAGCTGAGCGTGTTGGGGGGTTGGCTCGGAACCTGGCGAGTTGTATGCCCCGGGCTGGTTCGGGGTGTGGAAGTGATCTGCTGTCGTCGGCCGAGGAGCGGAGAGCTTTCACCGCCGGACACCGACGCGGGATTGGGAGTTGTCGGGCACCCCTTCATGACCGACGTGTAGGGCCGGACGCCGGGACGCCACGGCCGCCTAGCGGGTGCCAAGCCATACCCCTCGCAGGGGCTACCGCGTGAGGGTGAGCAACTTCCAGTACACGACTGCCTGAGCGACGATGCCCGCCGGATGACCGGCGTCGGACGCCTCATCTCCCGGGGGCGGGAAGCGCTGGGCGAAGTCGACGATTTGGCCGACTCGGTCGCCGATCGGCGGGTGCGTGTCCGCGACCAGCCGAGTCGGTTCTAGGTCTCCCGACGCAGCTGCTGATGCGAACGCAAGGTCCTCCAGGGCGGGAAGCGCAAGGAGGGCTCCCATCAGGGCGCCATACCAGCGGCGTCGGTCGAAGCCGTCAGGTGCGGCGATCTCACCGGAAAGCGTGAGGAACGCGAATGCATCCGCATCGAACTCGTGAAGCTGTGACTCGTTCCAGTTTGCTTCTCCGTCCTGCGCCACGCCCGTTCGCTGCCGTGCTTGTTGCAGCGCAAGCTTCGCCGGATGGGATCGATACGCGAATGGCTTCTGGTGAAGATGGCCCAGAAGGTGGTGTGCAATCTCGTGGGCTACGACGAAGTGCTCGCCGAGATCGTGCAGCTCGTTCACGGCCTGGGTGCCTGACGGGGACCGGTCGTCGTGTCGTTCGAAAACTTGGATGAGCTCGTCGTTGATCTCGACTTCTTCTGCGCTCCGCCATCGCCTGCGTGCCTCTAGAACGAGCGCGACGTCGGGGTCTTGGACCAGTTGCGGGAGTTCTGCCTCGGCGAGAAATAGGACGTCGCCGATCGACATCGCCGTTGTGCGGTCGAGTGACTGGAGCAGGTGAAATACACGTCGCTGGAGGAACGCGTAGAAGGCCAAGGCGGTGCCGAGTCCTTGGTACACATACGCAAGTCGAGCGTCTTCGGCCAATGCTTCTGCCTCGGCGTTAGGCTGCAGCTCCGGCGTCCGAGCGACGTACACCCCCTGGGCATCTGTTGCGATCGCAGGTGGCAACAGACCGATGATGTCCTCAACCGTTGCGTCCAAGTAGTAGTCGTTCGAGTGGTCAGTGGTCAGGGCAAGAATTTGCTCCGCGATTTCAGGCATGCGTGACCGCAGCGTGTCCGGGTCTTTGTGATAGATGTTTCGCGGTTCGCTCGGGAACTTGTGGAAGAACGCATCGGCAGCAGCCTCGAGAGACCAGTTCGTCATCCGCTAATGATCGCACGTCGCGCTCGTGATCCGAGCGGTGGATGATTCATCGACGTAATAGCTGGCGAACCGGAGGTCCGCGACACGCCGGTCGGAGTGAGATACGGCGTGGCGGAACGGACCGTCGATGCCCATGGCATAGGTGCCTGCGGCGTCGCGAACGAGGTCAGCGAGATGGCCTCCACGTCGGCTCGATCGGCGAAGATTCGCAGCGCCCGGTCATGGAGACCAAATCCGCCCGTTGACGACTTCCGCCGACCTCGCGTCCGACTCCTGGATCCAGTGTGCGTAGATGTTCGTGGTGGTCGACGGGTTGCGGTGACCGACGCGGCCCGAGACGCTGCGCAGCGGCACGCCCGCGTCGAGCAGCTGCGTCACCTGGAGGTGGCGCAGGCCGTGCAGGTGGATCCAGGTCGGTAGCTCCATGCGGTCGCGCAGTCGGCTGAACGCGCGTGTCGCGCTCGACGGGTGCAGCGGCTTCAGCCCGCCCGGCTCCGGCGCGAGCACGTAGGCGTCGTCGCTCAGCTCGATGCCGCAGAGCACGCAGGACTTGGCGTGTCGGTCCCGGTGGTCGAGCAGCCAGTCGAGCGCGAACGACGACAGCGTGACCGTGCGGTGCTGGTGAGTCTTGGTGTCCTTCTCGTAGACGACGTTCGTCTCGCCGATCGCCGCCTCGATCCGCAGCGTGCCCGCCTCGACGTCGACATGACGCCAGCGCAACGCGCACAGCTCACCTCGCCGGGCGCCGGTGTCGGCTGCGAGAACGATCAGCGTGGCGAGCGTCGGGTTCACCTTCGCTGCCTCGTCGATCATCGCCCTGGCCACGTCGATGGGCACGGGCTTGGGGTTTGACGTGTGCTGCCGAGGAGGTCGCGCGTCGCGGCCGACGTTGACCGCGACCCAGCCCCAGCGCTTCGCTTGGTCGAGCACTCGGCACAACAGCACGTGGCAGCCCCGCACCGTCGAGCGCGAGTAGCCGGCCTCGACCAGTGCGCCATAGAAGCGGTCGAGATGCTCGGCGCTCAAATGCGACAACCGACGTGAGCCGAGCGCCGGCAGCACGTGGCACTCGGCCGAGGTCCGGTAGTTGCGCAGCGTCGTCGGCTCGAGCCCTTCGAGCTCGGCCTGGCGCAGCCCCGCCTCGACCGCGTGCGCGACGGTGCGCTGGCCGACCGACACCTGACCACGTGCCGACTTGGTGATCAGCTCGGCCAACGCGACGTCGGCCTGGCGAGAGGTGCCGTGGAAGGTCACCGACTTCTGTTGACGCTTGCGCGTCAACGGGTCCTCACCTGCGTCGACGCGCAGCTCCCAGGTCCCCGGCCGTCGTCCCTTGCGCTTGCTGCCCTGCATCCGTTGTCTCCGTTCTCGCACCGATTCGTGAGACGTCGGTGAGATTCCGTGAGACACGGTGACGGTCAGGTCTGAACACCAACCTGACCACGTGCCGACAACCCTGCAACTCCAAGGGTTTCGGCGGGTCTGAACAGAGCCCGAGAGGAGAATCGAACTCCTGACCTGCTGTTTACAAGACAGTCCGAATCGGTCCGACCACGCCCGATGCCGCACAACGACGGTGAACGCCGGGTCACATGCGACTCGCGCCACGTGTCCGGAACGCCGTGGATGGCACGAAGGATGGCACGCCCTCGGTAGCGTGCGACACGAACCGAACCGGAGGGAGAGGAACCTCATGCGCAAGCTTCAACTCGTCGTGGCCGCGCTCGCACTGGCGGCCGCGGGATGCAGCAGCGGCGACGCGTCGACGACCACCACGATCTCGATCGACGGCACACCGCTCAGCGAGCTGCCGCCGTGCCCGGTCGCCGGCGATCCCGTCGACGCTGCCATCGCCGATGGGTGCCAACGTGACGGCACGCTCGTGCTCTCCGCGTGGATCGAGTGCGCCGGCGGCGTCAAGGCCGGCACCATCGATGACCTGGCCGGCGTCGAGGGCGGCACCTGGGCACCGGGCCAGTACCAGTGTCCGCCGACCGAGACCGCACCGTTCGACGAGGCGCTCTTCCAGTCACTCAACGCGTCCAGCGCGGATGTCGTGACGTCGATCGAGCAGAACGCCGGCATCCTCGTCGTGCAGACCTCCCTCCCCCGAGACGCCGAGGCAGGACCGACCAGCATGGGCCTGTGCGTCAACGCCCAAGCGGCGGGCTGGGCCGGTGATATCCAGGTGCTCGCCGGCGACGGTGGCCCGCTCGCCTCGACGCGCGACGCCCTGTGCGGCCTCCGCGTCTGACCCCGGACGCGCAGAAGCCCCCGCCACCGAGGCTCCCTCGCGGGAGCGCACGGTGACGGGGGCTAACCAGGGCGACCAAGCAGCTGGTCTGCGCTCCCCCTCTCAGGGGCTGACCTCGAGCGCGACGGGTGGCTGCTCGACGAGGCACACAACCTCGTCGGCCACCTCGGTGGCGCCGGCCTGGGTCCAGTAGATGACCGCGCGGAGCAGGCCCGGGGCGGCGAACACCTCGGCGGTCCACGTGACCCGGATCAGCCCTGCCGATGCGTCGACGACGTCGGCGGCGAGGCCACCGCTCTCGCCGGCGATCGTCCACCGGCAGTAGACGGTCGACTCGACGAGGTTCACGATCTCGCCGTCGTGGTCGGTGACGACGAGCTCGAGCGGGCGTGGTGTCGAACCGACTCGGTGCGGTCCGATCTCCTGGGTCATCTCATCCACCTCTTGCGTGTCGTCAGCCGTCGCCGCGCTGTGCGGGAACGGATCCTCTCGGCGTAGTAGCTCGGCATCGACTCGAGCACCCCGACAGCGGTGGCCCCGACCGCGACCGTGGAGACCTGAGCGGTGACGCTCGTTCCAACCTCGATCCCGACCACGGGCTGCACGGCCACCGACGCATGAACCGTGAACGCCTGTGCGACGACACTCGTGCCAACATCCGCATCAGCTGCCTGCTCAGCGACGTCGATCACGACGGTCGCGACGGTGGCGACGGCGTCGCCAGTGACGGACGGGCTGTGCACCGCAACGCCCGATGTGACGGTCGCCGGTTCGGCGGTGACCGCGACACCCGTGGACACGGTGACCGTCTGCGCCGCAGCGTCGACAGAGACCGTCGCCACCGTGGCCGTCGCGGACGACTCGACCACGACAGCCTGCGCCGCAGCAGTGACCGACACCGTCGCGACGGTCGCCGTCTCGTTCCGCACCGCGTCGACCGTGACAGCCTGCGCAGCCGCAGCGACCGACACCGTCGCAACTGTGGCGACCGCGCCCGAACCCTCGATCGCCGTGGCAGCCTGGGCTGCTGCATCGACCGACACCGTCGCCGGCTCGGCCACCGCGCCGATCGCCACCGACACCGGCTGCACGGCGGCCGTCACGTCGACCGTCGGCGGTTCGACGGTGACGTCGATGACCTCCTCGGCCATCACGCCTTCGAGCCACGCCTCGAGGACGTACAGCGACTCCGGCACGGTGATGACCGTCTCGTGGTCCGCGACGTACTCGAACTGTGTCAGGCCCGTCGCGGTGACGGTGCCGACGGCCGGCATGTCGTAGGTGAACCCCGAAGTGCTGAGCGCCGAGACGAGCGCGTCGATCGCTCCGACCTTGGGGACGGTCGTGTCCGACAGGCCGGTGGCGAACCCGATCGGGATCGTCGGCTCGTGTGTCGTCGCGCCGTAGACGGTGCTGGTGCCGGCGATGTAGCGGTCGAGGTCGAGCTCGTCGTTCGACTGGGCGATGGTCTGGCCCAAGACCTCGCCCATGTAGGTGCGGCGTGTCGCCGTGTTCGCAGTGCCCTGGGCGCCACCGATCTGGGAGGTGAGCCACATGCTGATCGGCGCGGCCCAGACGAACACGCCCTTGAGCGGCGTCTGGGTGGTGAACCCGGCGTCGAGATCGAAGCTGGGGCGGGTGTGGCCAACAGCGCTGCGTCGGTTGTTCCCGACGTTCTGGTAGCCGGTGTAGACGGTCGTGTCGCCGTCGGTGAGTGCAGCCCACAGTGCGACGTGACCGCCTGCGGAGTGGCCGGCGAGCACCATCTGGCTGGTGTCGATGCCGTAGCTGGCGCCGTTGGTGTCGAGCCAGTCGCGCAGCACCCTGATGTCCTGGGGCGGCTCAGGAAACGACGGCTCGACGTTGATGACCAGGTTCGCGACGGACGGTTTGTACGACGGGTCGATGATGGTGTAGCCGAGCTTCGTGAAGTACTCGATGAGCGCGCCGGGGAGGCGGCCTCGACTGCCGTTGATGAAGTAGCCGCCCGCCAGAGCGATGATCGTGCGGCCCGACACCGTGGGGTCGGCGGGCACGATGATGTTCGCTTCGCGCCACGCCGAGTCGCCGTGGCCGGACACGTTGTAGGAGACGCCGTCGAAACGCCGGAGCGCGACAGGTTCACCGACGTTCACGTTGACCGTCACCTTCGAGGGCGTCGCGGTGACGTTCACGACCCGCTGGTCGTAGGTGAGGCTTAACTCCGGCCGGTTCCCCGCCGTGCCCGACTCGCGGGTGAACGCCTGGATCTGGGCCTGGGCGCCGATGTCGCCCTTGAAGATGACCGACACCCACGTGCCGTCGGTGGCGTGGTTCGGGTTCGCGTCGAGCGCCGCCTGCAGATCTGCGGCGGTGACCGACGTCGACCGGCGCGTGCCGGTGCCGACCGACGTCGTCTGGTTCCACACCACAGGCGTCGCCCCAGCGGTGACCGCAGCGTCGTAGCGGGCGTGAGGACGGTCCGTCGACGTGTTGGCCCACGCCGCGGCGGGGGACCGCTCAGCGACGATCGACCCGTACCACGTGCCGGTGTTGTTCGGCATGAACGAGAACGACGCCGCGGTGATCGTCTCGACGGTCCACGGGACGAAGAACCGGTAGCCCGCGCACGTCGCGAGCGAGGTCGAGGTGTGGCGACCCATCCACAACCACGTCGCACCGTTGGCCGAGTCGAAGCCCGTGCCGTTGAGCAGCGAGACAGCGTCGTCGCTACCCGCGGGCGAGGTGAGGGGAAGGGTCGCCACAGCCAGCCCTCAGATCAGGAGAACGCGAGGATGCCGGTACCAGCGAACTGGACGGTGAAGTTGCCCGCGGAACTCACCTTGTCGGACCCGAAGTTCAGCGCCACGATGCCCATGCTGACGGTGGTGTCCTGGACGAGGCAGCCGCGAGCGGTGATCGTCGCGGTCGTCCACGAGGCGTCGCCCGCGTCGAAGGTGACGATGCCGCCAGCGACCGTGACACCCGGAGACGCGAGCGTCGCGCCGCCCGTGGTGTAGCCGGCGCCCACGACCTCGTTCGCGTTCCACGGCGCGGAGCCGTAGCCGGTGTTCGTGTCGAAGTTGAACGTGCCGGTGATCGAGTCGGTGAACAGCGCGGCCTTGATCGTGTCGGCGTTCAGGTCGATCGCCGCTGTGTTCTCGAGCGCGTCTTCGATGAGCTTGCGGAACCAGTTGTCTGCGGGGAAGGCCATCAGGTCTCCTTGGTGGTGGTGCGCTGGATGCGCACGGTTTCGGGGGTCACGACGCAGTCGACGCGGCCTGAGCCGTGGTAGGTCTGCGTTCCGTCGGGTCGCCCGGAGACCTCGGAGAACGTCTCCACGGTCTTGGTGTCGGCCTTTCGGTCGATGCGCACTCGGGGCGCGGTCTTCACTCGTCCGGTGATCTGGACGGCGCGGAGTGCTGCGGGGTCGGTGAGCTTCCCGGTGACCGGGTCGAACAGCGGAGCGCCCATCAGCCGTTGCCGTGGCGGTTGTCCCAGCCGTTCTGGGCGGCCGAGACGAGGATCAGCGCGGCGCCGGCGACGCCGGCGATCAGCGCGCTGAGCCGGGGCGACACGTCGACGCCGGACGCGGTGAGCGCGAGCCACGCGGTCGGGACCGCTACGAGGACCTGCTTGACGGTGCGGACCACGCGGCGCCACGGGCCGGGCGCGTCGGTCGCCGGAGCGGGTGGCTCCGGCGGCGAGGGTTCGCCGACCGCGCCGGAGCTCGGGAAATCGGTCATGAGGTCCTCCTGGGTTGGTTGCGGTAGCGGCCGCATCGGCGGCACGCGGTGGCGTGACCGTCGAACCGTGTCGAGGTCACGTAGAGGTGGCCGAGGAGGGCGCAGATCAGCGCCCGGATCACGGCGCCGGAACGATCAGCTCGAAGTCGGTGACGGCGAGCTCCAGGTCGACGACGTCGACGTCGTTCTCGAGGTCCCACCAGCGCCGGTCCTGCGTGCGGGTCCAGCCGATCCCCTTCCCTCGAGGATCGCTGGTGGTCGACTTGTCGCCGATGAACACGCCATGAGCGGCCATCGCTGCGGCGACGATCCCGGCGGGCTTGGTCGGGTCGAACTCGTCGACGAGCTCGGGACGCAGGCGCAGGATGTCGCCCGTGTAGATCGGGGTGTGCACCGAGGTGCCGTCACCACCGCGGGCCCAACCGACGTGTCCACGGGCCGTGTTGGCCGCGCCGGCGAAGATCGCGTGATCGATGCGGCCGGCCTCGATCTCGTCGAAGCGGACCATCATCGGCGCCTGCGGCGTGCCGGCGGCGACGACACCGTGGGGCGAGTTGCTCGAGTCCTTCGGCTTGGACGGATCGAAGCGGTACGCCCTCGAGAGGTCGTAGCGCGCGATGCCGGGCCCGGAGCCGGAGTAGCCGACCGTCGCCGGTGCCTTGCCGAAGTGCGTGTTGAACCAGGTGCCCAGGTTCGTGTCGAGCTTCAGGAGCTCGTAGAGCACCATCGCCCGGTCGTCGTAGAGGTACGCGTGCAGGTCCGCCGCGCCGACCGGGTCGCCCTCGCGGCGCAGCCGTTCCTTCGGCAGCGGGATGTCGACGGTCGGGTAGATCAGCGTGCGGAACAGCCAGCCGAGCCAGCCCGGGCCAGGGACCGAGTCCACCGGCCGCGACAGGTCCCAGACGGTCGCCCATTGGCGGGTCTCGACGTCGACCTCGGTGAACGGCATGCCCCAGCTCGCGCCGCCCTTCGGGCCTGGCTCCGGCGGTGTGCCGGCCGCCGGCGACGTCACGGTGCCGCCGAGGTCGACGAGCTGCTCGGTGCGCTCGTGGTCGACCGGCGCGTTCGTGATGTCGCGCTTCCACGGACCGGCCCACGCGGCGAGCGCCGGCATCGGGGGGAACACCGGTGGCTGCCACTTCGACCAGTCGCCGGAGAACCTCGAGTCGACGTCGCGGGTGTAGGGCAGACCCATCGCTCAGCCCTCGCCGCGGGTCGCGCCCGGCATCGCCGGGCCGGGGAGCTCGATGAGGCCGTGGGCGTCGACGAACTCGACGAGCTGCTCGGAGGTCATCGCAGCGACCGCGATGGGCTTGCCGGTGGTGAGCCGAACGAAGTTGTCCCGAGCGGTGAAGACGTCGGCGCCGATCCACCGGAACGTCTCATCGGTGACGCTCCAGACGCGCTGGGTGTCGGTGTCGCGGATGTACATGGTGTTGTCCTCCTCGGGAACGGGTGCTGGTGCCGGCGCCGGCGCGCCGCCCATGAGCTCGTCGAAGCGGCCCAGGAACTGGTCGAACGGGAACGCTCGGCCGGGGTCGGAACGGCGGCCGGGGTCGAGCTCGGCGTGCGTGACGAACCCGGGGGTTCGGGCCCGGGCCTCAGCGGCGGAGATGCGGCGTGCGGGCACGACGATGCCGGTGCGGTGTCGGATCCAGCGGGCCATGTTGAAGGCGCGCTGTGCGCCTTGCTCGATCGCACCGTCGCGCCACGCCTGCGGCGCGAGGGGCCACACGTCGGCCCGGGTCGCGAACGACAGGCCGAGCGAGTGCGGGTTGGTGCCGGTGCCGTCGTGGAAGGCCTCGGCGTCGTAGGGCACCAGGTTGATGCCCGAGTCGGAGTCGACGAGCTCGTGGTACGAGCCGGGGTCGGAACGCCCCTGGATGAACCTGGCCACGGCCTCGGCGCCACCGTCGAACGCGACGAGATCCGGGGTGTTCTCCGCAGTGTGCACCGCGATCACCCCGGAGGGGTCTTCACGGCGCGGCCGGCGGTACTGGCTCCGCCGCGGCGGGTTGTCGATCAGGAACGACATCAGTCCTCGATTCCGTGTGCGATCTCGAGCGAAATGAGACGCTCGTGAACGGGCTTGGTCGTGTCGTTGGGCCCCAGGTGGTGGCCCACGTAGGTCTGGTGCTTCTCGAAGTCCTCGACGAGCTGGTCGACCTTGGCGGCGAGCGGCTGCACGGCCTTGGCGACAGCGGCCTCGAGGCGCTCCTCGCGGTCCTCTCGGATCTGGTCCCGCAGCCACCGAACCGGCGGCGTGCGCCACACCAGCGCAGTGAGCGTCGAGAGCGCGACGGTGACGCCGGCGAGGGCGCCCATGTCGACCACGATCTGCGGCAGCGCGGCGATCACAGCGGGATCACCGTGAGAGAGCGGCTCTCGTAGTCCGCGAACGCTGTCGAGAGATCGGTACCGAACGCGGTGGTCCAGTACTTCATGGTCAGGGTCGTGGGGCCCGGCTGCAGCCCGATGAGGACTCGGGTGGCCGAGATCGGCGTCATGGTGCGCACGACCGCGGTGCCGGCGCCCTCGAGCATGGTGTTCGTAGTCAGGACCGGTCCCACGTTCGAACCGGTCGCGACGACCGCCATCCAGCCGTTCATGGAGTCGATCGACGGCGGCGCGGTGCGGAGCCCGCACTGGCACGACGCGGTCACCAGGAGCCTGCCGGACTCGGGCACGTCGACGTCGACGGTCGGGCCGACCCCGGGCGGGCTCGGCCAGGTGAGGTCGCTGTAGACGGTCTGGGGCGCCTGGCCGAACGCGTTGAGCGTGTGCTCGGCGGTGGAGTCGAACCCGAGCCGTGCGGCGGTCTCGAGGTTGCGCAGGCGGCGCAGGATGTCGGCGAGCTCCGCGCTCATGCAGCCGGGACCTCCTCGAACGTGAGCTCGACGAGCTCGACCTCTCCGTCCTTGGGTGGGCGCGCCTTCCACGACTTGATCCGGTGGGGCCGGTCGAGGCCGTCGGGCCAGAACGGATCGGTGCGAGGTGGTACCCGGACGCGGATGTCGTCGCCGGCGACGTAGCTCCCGAGGGGCGCACCGGGGTAGTCCGCGGGGAGCACGACGCTGGGGATGCCGGCGAGTGGCTGGTGCTCGAAGAGGCCGCGGACAGCGTGGGACCGCAACGTCGACGCGACCTTGATGTCCTTGTACGACGCGGTCGTGTCGAGCAGCGGGTCGCCGCGGGAGATCGCGAGGCTGTCGATCTCGGTGGCGGTCAGCATGCTCGTGCCGTCGCCAGCGCCGATCGCTGTGTGGCGGGTCGAGGCGTCGGAGGCGTCTTCGTCGAACGAGCCGAGCTCGACGCCGGCGGCGCCGACCTCGACGATGAGCTGGTTCTGCGACGCGGGGCGGCCGACGCGCGGGTAGTGGAGACGCCAGCTGCGCTCGATCGAGTCGCCGACTCGGGTGGTGTCGAGCGACCAGTCGAACCCGTCGATCACGGCGCCGAGCTGCTCGATGATCTCGCCGACGGGCTTCTGCTCGTAGCTGTAGTAGGAGCGGGTGCGGACCCTGCCGGTGGAGGGAGCGGTGACGGTGATGCCGTAGTCGGCGCCGTGCTGCGCGAACAGCCAGGTGAGGACCTGGGACGCGACGTAGGCCTGGTCGACGTTCGTGTAGGTGACCGTTCGTGCGAACGTGACGCGGCGCACGAGCGACCAGAGCTCGGCGCCCTTGAGCACGAGCCGCCGCCGGGCACGGTCGTAGCGCCGTGCCCACCACACGTAGGTGCCCATGACGCTGTGGTCGCGCTCGACGTGGACGACCCGCCAGCGGCGCGTGGCGTCGATCTGTGCGGACGCGACGGCGAACTTGGGGGAGAGCGCGAGGTTCGCGGAGATCTCGCCGACACCGTTGCGCACGCGCCCGTAGGTGACGTCGGTGAGTGGCATCTCGCCGAGGCTGACCAGCTCGCCGCGCAGCGTCTCGGCGAGGTACCCGTAGCGGCCGGTCATGCGGGGCCGATGTCCTCGACGGTGAGCACGATCGGCCGGGTGGATCCGCCGACGATGGTGCCGGTGCCGGCGGAGGCACCACATCGGATCTTCCAGACCTTCGTGCCGGCGCCTGGCGTCAGCGGCGCCGAGGCGAGGAACCAGTTGGCATCCGCGCCGCCGGTGGACACGTGCTGGGACGACTCCTGAACGACGGCGAGCGCCGTCGAGTCGTAGAGCTGCACCAGCAGGTTCGCCGCCGCGCTGCCGTAGCCACGCAGGTTCGCCGAGACCCGGTAGCGGCGGCCGGCCAGGTGTGCTGCAGACACCTGAAACGAGGTCATCTCCGACGGCCCGGCGGCCCACCCGGAGAAGTCGGAGGTCTTCGTGGCCACGAACCCGGGGAGGATGCCCCACGGCACGTTCCACGGGCGGGCGAGCGAGCGCAGGTCGGTGATGTTCGCGTTCACGATCGACGCCGCGCCCGCGCCCACGTTGATCTCGGCGAGGTCGATCGACGATGCCGGCGTCGCGGGCCGGGCGGGCGAGGCGTGCGGGGTGCCGGCGATGATGGCCAGCTCCCACTCGTTGTCCGCCCCGGCGTACCACGCGTCACGCATCCGGGCGATCACGAGATCCTTGCGCGCCAGCGACGCGTGCGGCGTCGTGATCGGCAGCGACGCGGTGCCGCCGCGCTCCTCGATGCCGTAGACGCCCTGGTACGCGTTCGACGTGCCCTGGATGAACCCGAGCCCCTCGGCCACCGCAACGCCGAGCGACGGCGTCAGCGTCTGCGTGACAGCGAGGTGGCCCGGACGCGCGACGCCCGGGCCCATCAGCCCCTCGAGCATCCGGCGGAACTGCTCGGTGTAGTAGCTGCCCGAGCCGGCCTCCATGAAGATCGGCGGGTTGACCTCGGCCATCAGGACCTCACTTCCATCCGTGTCGCCACATGAACGTCGCCCCGCCGGAGCCGGCCGAGCCGGTGATCCGCACCGAGTGGCTGCCGGGCGGGATCCGCCACCAGCGCGTCGCGGAGTGGATCCACCCGAGCCGCGCGGAGGTGTCGAGCACGATCGATCCGTCGGAGGAGTCGATCGTCAGGGTCTGGCCCGACGCGACGGTGCCGATGACGCGGACCTGGTCGCCGGTGTCGACGAGCTCGACCAGCGGGTTGGTCCACGGGCCGGTGAACACGGCGCGCCACGGGACGTCCGCGGTGCCGTCGTTCGTCGCGGTGATCAGCGGCGGGGTCGACCCGGAGCCGAACACGAGGGGGAACTCGAGGGGGAACTCGAGGCCGCCGGTCGGCGGCGAGAGCCCGAGGGACCGGGTCTCCTCGTCGGCGGAGTAGATCAGCGGGTCCATCGCCGCGAACCGGCACGACGTCGGGAACGCCGGCTGGTCGCGGCTCGACGCGCCGCGGGGCCGGCCGAACACGCACCAGCGGCCGCCGTCGTCCTCCCAGACGAGCGGGAGATCGACGCGGGACGGCGCCCACGCCGCGGTGAGCTCGGCCCGTGCAGCCCGGCTGGCGGCGTCTGAGCCGGCCTGCACGTAGCATTCGAGCGGGATCTGGCGGACGCCCATGAGCTCGTCGCCCGAGATCGCTCCGTCGCGGCCCTCGGTGGTGAAGTCGTCGGCCCGCACGACCGGAGCGACCCACGGGTCGAACTGGGTGAGCACGATCGGGGTGGCGCCGCCGTGGAGCAGCTCGCGCAGCTCGAGCTCACCGGACGCGGTGACGAGATCCCCAGCGGTCATCCGGCAAGCCTCCAGAGGCCCTCGTCGAGCCACTCGCGGGCGGATCCCCGCGGGTGGACGTTCATGTTCTCGATGGTCGTCCGGCCGCCTCCGGCCGCGGTGAGGCCGGCGAGCAGCCGTGTGATCTCACGGTCCTGGTCCGCGGTGAGGACGCGTTCGCCGCCCTGCAGCACGGCGAGGACCTCGGCGCCGGGCGCACCGGGTACGACGCCACCGGAGTGGAACCGCGGCAGGGCCGGGAACGGGTTGTCGGGCAGGTCGATCGTGACCGGGCCGATGCCGATCGAGTTGGGGATCATGTCGTTGATCGCCTGGATCGCCCGGTTGACGGGCCCGAGGATCGCGTTGGCGATGTCGATCGCCACACCGCGCGCCCAGTCGATCGCGGTCGAGCCGAACGACCGGATCCCGGACAGGAGCCCGTCGACCAGGTCCTTGCCCGCCTGCAGCAGCGTGCCGCCGAGGTTGCCGATGGTGTTGACGATGTTGGCCGGGAGGTTCCGGAAGAACGACCACACGTTCTCCGCCACGGACGCGACGCCCCACACGAACCCGCCGACGGTGTCGACGCCCTTCTGCACGAGCCACCCGGCGGCGTTGGCCAGCCACTCGAGGAGACGGCCCGGCATCGCGAGCCACCACTCGGCGAGGGTGCCCACCACGTTGACGGCGCCCTGCAGCAGCCCGCCCACGGCGTCGGTGCCCTTGCCGACGAGCCAGAGGGTGGCGTCGCCGAGCCAGCCGAGCAGCATTGGCGGGAGCCCGATCCACCAGGTCGACACCGTGGAGATGGTGTTGGTCGTTCCCTCAAGGAACCCGGTGATCAGATCGGCGCCGGCGTCGACGAGCCACCCGGCGGCGTCGGAGGCGAGCGCCCAGATCTTCGCGGGGAGGTCCTGGAGCCAGCCCCACAGGCTGGCGAGCGCCTCGTTGACCTTCTCGACGCTGAGCCCGTCGAGAGCGTCGCCGGCCTTCGTGGTCCACTCGCCGAGCTTCTCGAACGCCGGCGTGAGCCGATCGGCGAGCCAGGTCACCAGGGGCACCACGGCAGCGTTGAGGGCGTTGAGCACGACGATGGTCGGGATGAGGCCGAGCTTCAGCAGCGGCACCATGATCGGCAGCAGGGCGAGGAGCAACTCGGCGAGCGGTGGGAGCAGAGCGGTGATGAGCTCCTGCAGCGGTTCGGCCATCTCGACGAGCACGGGGCCGATGAACGCTGCGAGCTCGGCGAACACGGGGGCGAGCTGCTCGAGCACCGGAGCGAGCGCGGTGACGATCTGGTCGGCGATCTCGACGAAGATGTCGAGGATCGGGGTCAGCGCCGGCAGCAGCGCGACGAGGATGTCCGCGAGGGTGAGGAGCACGGTGCCGGCGAGGCGGCCGATGATCGGCAGCAGCGGAGCGATCGAGGCCAGCAGGTCGCCGAGCACGGGCAGCAGCGCGTCGAGGGCACCGTTGAGCGAGTTGGCGAGGACCTCGACCAGCTGCGCGATGAACGGCGTGATCCGCTGGATGATCGGCGCGAGACCCATCGCGAGCGACGCGACGACCCCGCCGACGGACATGATGACGGGCTGCAGCGCGCCGACGACGGTGAGGATCAGCGGGACCAGCGCCCCGAACGTGGTCGACAGGGTGCCGGCGAGGGGCCCGATCATGGTGGTGATCTGGGGCAGCGCATCCTTGAGCGAGTCGACGAGCGGCGCGGCGGCCTTGCCGAGCTCGATCGCCGCAGTGTCCTTCAGCGTGGCGAGCATCCCGGACAGGGTCTGGGACTGGGTCTCCATCATCCCGGTGACCCGGCCGAGCGCGGGGCCGGCCTTCTCCTCGATCGCCGCGAAGATGTCGTTCACGCCGACCTGGCCCTTGGTGACCATCTCCTGGGCGGTGGCGACGTCGACGCCGAGCTTCGACGCGAGGGCGTCCCACGCGGGGATGCCGGCCTCGGCGAGCTGCAGCATCTCCTCGCCGGTGACCTTGCCCTTGACCGCCATCTGGTTCAGGGCGCGGGTGGCCTGCGCGATGCCTTCCTCGCCGGTGCCCATCGCCGCGGTGGCGTCGCCGAGGGTCTCCATGATCGGGATCACCCGGTTCGCCTCGAGGCCGGCGGCGAGCATCTGCGACGCGGAGTTGCGCAGCCCCGCCATCTCGAACGGCGTGCGGGCCGCGAAGTCGGACAGGTCGCTCATGAACGCCTGGGCGGCCTGTCCGGATCCGAGGAGTGTCTCGAACCCGACCATCGCGGTCTCGGTCTCCGCTGCGACCGACAGGCCCCAGCCGCCGGCGGCCACCGCTGCGCCGATCGTGACCGCGGCGACGGCCTTCACCGCGGTCATCAGCGGGCCCAGCGCACCGCGGGCCTTGTCCCACGCCTGCGACATGCGGCCGCCGCTCGACTCGGACGACTTGGCGGCGTCGTCCTGGGCGTCCTCGAGCTGGCGAAGCTTGCGCTTCACGTCGTCGATGTCCGCCTTGTAGGTGATCGACTCGACGTAGTCGCCCATCGGTCACCTCCAATCGGGGGGTCAGACGCGTGCTGCTCTCGCTGCTCGCGCCTCTTCCTCGAGCCGCTGGTGCTGCGCCTCGGCGGTGCGGGCTCGGCTCCGGGCCCGGTCGTGGGAGCCGGTGTTGCTGCGTGCCTCGCGGCGCAGCGCGATGTACGACGCCATCAGGGTGATGGCGTCGGGGTGGAGCTCGCCGAGCTCGGGCGGGAGGACCCGCCACTCGTACGCGACGTCTAGGACGGTGAAGATCTCTGGCTCGGCACGGAGGACGCTTTTCCCGCCTCGACGTCCTCGACCTGGGCAGGCTGCAGCGCCGAGGCGATGTGGTTGGCCATCTGCTCCATCAGCGCGGCGAGGTCGTCGTCGGGCAGCGCGTTCATGAACCGGGACGCCTCCGCGACCGACCGGAACAGCTTCTGGCCGTCGTCGGTCTTCGCGACGGCGACGAGCACCGCGACGAGGACCTCGATGGGCACCTCGCCGACGTCGTCACCGAGGCGCATGCCGGCGTTGATCACGTCGAGCTTGCGGACCGGGCGGACGTCGATGTGCTCGCCGAGCTCGGGCAGCTCGAGCCGGCCCATCTCGACCTTGGCGGTGACGCTCTCGAGGAGAGCGTTGACGGCTGCGCGGTCCATCAGTAGGCCGCCACGTCGGAGGTGAGCGACACGATCTCGGCGAAGGGGTTCGTCCCTTTGCAGATCGTGCCCTCGCGCTCGATGTAGAACGTCTCGCCCTCGGGGTTGAGGTCGGTGCGCTTCGGCTTCTTCCACTCGACGTGGGGCGTGGACAGCTCGAGCGTCCGCTTGTTCGTGGAGGTCAGCCCGTTGTCGTAGGCGACGTTGAAGCCGCCGGCGAAGAAGTAGTTCGTCGGCGCGGTGCCCGACGTCGTGCCGTACATCATCTTGCGGTACTCCTGCACCGCGGTGGCGCCGTCGAGGAGCTGCTTGACCTTGACGGTGCCCTCCATGTTGAGCTTCACCGCGTGGCCCCGCACCACCTTCGACAGGCGGATGTCCTCGTCGAAGTTCCACTTCAGCGAGATCTCGTACTCGGAGACGTTCGCGGCGGCGTTGCCGTCGACGGTGTAGGTCGTCTCATGCTGGCGGTACGGCGCGCCCGGGCTGACGCCGGAGAGGCCCGTCTCGAACGTCGCGGTCTGCGCGGTGGCCTGCCAGCCGGGGGTGAGGCCGAACCACTCGACGGTCGCGATCGGCTCGCCGGCGCCCTCGCCCTTGATGGTGAGGCTCTTGAGGCAGACGTCGACCATCCGGTCGATGATGTCGCCAGAGGGGCCGGTGGCTTCCTCGAGGGTGAGCCAGGTGACGGCCTGCAGCGGCGTGGCGGTGTGCTCGGTGAGCCCCGAAACGGTGGCGATGGCGTCGGCGCCGAGGAACCACGCGGCGAGCTGGGCGAAGGTCTTCGGGCGGAGCGCGAGACCGAACGAGCCGGACGGGTCGTGCTTCTCCTTCACGGTGCGCGTCACGAACGGGCCGAGGCCGCCCTCGCGGACGTCGGAGCCGTCCTGGCCGTGGTCGAACGACTCGGTCGTGAACGGCACGAACACCGTGGGCGTGACACCGGTGCCCTTGCTCGACTGCTTGCCGATGCCGAGGTAGACCGAGTCGCGGCTGGTGGATGCGGGGTAGGACATGGATCAGCCTTCCTTGCGGGACACAGCCGCGAGCGCTGCGTCGGGGGTCCAGTCGTCGACGAACTCGACGAGGTCGGGGGATGCCTCGATCTGCTCGGCTCCGACCCAGATCGGGTCGCCGTAGCGGATGAGGCCCTGGCCGTTGCCGGCGACGATGTCCTGGGTGCTGACCCATCGGGCGAGCACCAGGCCTTCGGCGGGACACGGTCCGGGCCGCAGAACGTCGAGCTCGACGGTGGCCTCGGCGCCGCCGGCGATGGCCTGCAGCTGCGTGACGAGACCGGTGCGGGGCCGGCTTCGGGTCTCTTCGAGGGCGAGCGCTTCGTTGGCTCGGCCGGCGTCGCCGGCGACCCACGCGACGATGTCGGCGACGCTGCCGGTCGGCGCGCTGCTGTCGTCGTCGCTCTGGCCGGAGTCGGCGGCCTGCTCGGTGTCGGTCATGGGGGTGGGCTCCTTCACGGGGACGAGAGGGTGATGACGGTCTTCACGAGCTGGATCCGCGCCGCGGCGACGCCGGTCGCGCTGAGAGCGAGCTCGGGCTGCTGGACCCAGACGCACGGGTCGGAACGGTGAGCGGTCCCACCGAGGTCAACCGAGGAGTCGATCGAGTCGCTCACGGCGAGCGCGTTGGCACGAAGTACTTCGATGCACGCACCGCTCGCGTCCAGGCCCTCGAGCCCGTGGATCTGGTAGCGCCACCGGCGTTCGATCGCGCCGTGGTTCGTGTGGATGATCCGGCTCGAGTCCATCGTCGGCCCTGCGATCCACCAGACCCTCAGGGTCGGGATCCCGGCGATCTCGGACACGATCGACACGAGGAGGTCGTTGTGGTCGTAGGGGTCGTGGCGGTGCACGATCCCGATGTCGTCGACGAGCTCGATGCGTGCGGCGATCGCCTCGACGATCGGCGCCACGTCGGTGGTGGCCATCAGCGCGCCTCGAGCTCGCGGACGACCTGGGCGGCGATCTTCGGGATGCGCCACTGCATCGCGAGGCGGGTGGTCTCCATGACCTTGGCGCCCTGGGTGCCGCTGGCGCCGATGCGCTGCGCGACCCGGTAGGCGTGGTCGAGCGGCAGATCGAAGATCGCTGCGATGAGCGCCTTCGGGGGAGCGGTGCCGGGGTCGCGGCCGTCCTCGACGAGATGGGCACGCTTCGACTTGGAGCCGACGGTGACCTGGTCACCGTCGACGTCGAAGTCGATCTCGTCCTTGTAGCGGCCGGAGTGCTCCGGGGCGATGCTGACCGCCTTGGCCTTGCCCTCGGTGCCGATCTGGTCGAGGACACGCTCGAGGACCTGCGGAGTGCGCACGGCGGCAGCGACGAACCGGCCGGCGTTCTCGCGGCCGCACGTCACGGTGAACGAGGTCATCGTCGGCCTCCGTGGAACAGCGACCAGTCCGCCGACGGGTCGAAGTCGATCCGCCCGGACGCCGGGCCCGACGTCGACCCGGCCCCGGTCGAGTTGAGCCCCAGGTACGCGTCGTACACCGAGCGCATCTGGGTGGCGAGGTCCTTGAGCTGGCGGGCCCGCTCGGCGCCGTCGACGAAGTTCGTCGCGAGTGCGCCCTGGCGGGACCGGGCGGCCTCGGCGGCGAGCTGCGTGCAGCAGAACGACGCGGCCAACGCGGTGACGGCGTGGTAGGTGAGGTCGTCGAGCTCGTCGTCGGCCTGCGCCGTCGGGAGTGGCCACATCGCGGTGAACCCGATGCGCACGTGCTCCGACACGAGCGGAGCACGGCGCAACAGGAGCTTCGTGACGGTGACGTCGACGGGGTCGCGCACCACGCTCCAGTCCTGGTCGTCGAGGACCTGGGGCGGGTTCTGGCGGGCGGGGCACTCGACGAACTCGATACGGGAGAAGCCCTCGATCCAGGCGGTCGGCAGCGCGACGTAGTGGGACCCGGTGCCGGCGTGCTCGACGACGAACGAGCGGGGCCGGTCGATCGACAGCTGCGCGAGCGCGGGTTCGATCCCGACCGAGACCACGGTGTCAGGGTCGAGATCGGTCCCGCTGTCGCGCACGAGGTTCCGGACCTTCTTGATCCAGACGTCGAGTGAGCGGCCCATCAGCCGATGAACACCGAGCCGACGACGGTGCCGGTGCCGGCGACGTCACAGAACGCGCCGGCGTCGAAACGGACGCCGGTGTCGGACATGACGGTCGCGGAGCCGTTCGCTGCGAGCGCGACGGTCGCGATGATCGTCCCGGCCGCGCTGGTGCCGTCGTAGACCGTGACGGTCGCGGTCTGCCCCGCGGTCTCGCGCAGCGTGTAGCCGCGCAGGACCCCGGGGCCGGCCTTGCCGAGCTGCCCGTCCGCCGCGGCGAACGGGCGCGTCGGAGCGCCCATCAGCGGACCCGGTAGTCGACCTCGAGCACCCCGTCGGGCTGCGCGAGTCCGGACGCGTTGACCGTGCGCACCAGGGCGAGCACCTCGCCGGCGGCGACGAGCAGGTTCGCCGCGGTGCCCGACAGGGCGAGGGTCTCGGCGACGTTGGCCACCGAGTCCGTGCCCGACGCGTAGGTCTTGGTCGCGGTGACGGCGGTGGTGCCGGAGCCGGCGACGCCCTTGTTCTGCACTGCGAGGGCGAAGTTGTTGGTGTTCACGCCGGTGACCGCCGCGGCGGGGATCCAGCGGACGGCGGCGACCTCGAGGTCGTCGGGTGCGGCGAACAGCGGCCAGCTGTCCACCGTGCCGGCGGTGGCCTGTCCTGCGATGACGGTGCGTGCGGTGTGCACGCCCGCGATCTCGTTGAGCTGCATGACGGTGTCCCTTCGGGAAGAGGTGTGGTGGTGGGATGCGGACGGGTGGACGCGTGGCGTCGGGACGCCGGCGCTGCCCCTCCAGGAGCGCCGGGTCCCGACGTCAGCAGGTGGGCGAGGGCTCAGCCCTGGCCGCGGTAGAAGGCGCGGAAGTCGACGACAGCGCCCTTGTAGATGTGGCGGATCTTGTAGGTGACCTTGTCCGCCGCGAAGCTCGAGCCGGACTTGGGGTCGTCCTGGACGAACAGCTCCGGCTCCTCGCGGCCGCCGAAGAACCCGAGCTCGATCGAGGGCACGTCGTCGGGATCGGCGACGAGGAACCAGTCATTCGCGTCGCTCCAGTGCGGCACGGTGATCGGCTTCACGCCGGTCATCGGGTTCGGGATGTCCGATGCGCCGGGCGAGCTCGACGGCAGCGCCACCGAGCTCGTCGTGAGCTGGTACGCCAAGTGCGACAGGTCGGCGGGGACGAGCAGGAACTTGGCTCGGATGCCGAGCACGTCGACGCTGTCGCCGTAGGCGGCCTGCTTCATCATCTTGGACTCGCCGAGCTGCAGCGTCGACTGCGACAGCGCGCTGGCGGCGTCGGTGTTGCCGTGGGACGCGTGGAACAACGCGACCGAGTCGTAGATCGTCGGGTTGCCGGCGATCAGCGAGTCGAACACGAATCGGTAGAGCGTGATCCCCGCGGCTCGGGCGAGACGCTGGGGGATCTGGCGCACGCCGCCGAGATCGTCGTTCGCGATCATCTCGAGGGTGAGGTCCTCGGTCCCGCCCTTCTTGGTGATCGCGTAGGTCACTTCCTCATCGGGAGGGCTGGTGAGCGGCTGGTAGGGCGCTCCCTGGCCGACCTCGGGCAGCGTCCCGTAGCCGCCGATGCGGGTGCGGCGCTGGGTGCGGAAGTCGTTGACCGGGACGGTCGAGACCAGCTGGCGCCACTCCTGCAGCCCGGGGGCCGAGTAGAGGGCGATCATGCGGCGGGTGATCGAGTCGCCCAGCACCTGGCCCCAGGTCGTGGTGTCCATCGACTCCCGTGCGCGGCCACCTTCGACCGCGAAGTCGTGCGACTCGCGCATGATCTGGAACGGCAGCTCGGCCGAGAGGGGATCGATGCCGTGGCCGGCGATGTCCATGAACGCCTGGCGGATGGAGTGGTAGCCCTCCTTCCAGTCGCCGGCGAACATCGCGTCGAGCCGCTTGGTCTTCTTCTCGAGCTCGCCCTCGCCGACGCGGAGCTGGCCCGTGACGGTGCTCTCGCGGAGGCCCGCGGCTTCGAACGCCTCGCGCACGGAGTCGACCATCTCGATGCCGGCGGTGAGCTCGGCCTCGGAGAACCGCTCGGGCAGTCGCTTCACGACCGCCTCGACCATGCGGCCGTCGAGCTTCGCGGCGGTGGCCGCGGACTCGATGAGCATGCGGCCCATGACCGACTCGCGGGCGAACCGCGCCTCGGCCGCTGCGCCGGCGGTCGCCGGCTCCTGGGTGCCGGCGGCGGGCTCGGTGCCGGTGGCCGGCTCGGTGCCCGTGGCGGGCTCGGTGCCGGTGGCCGGCTCCGAGCTGCCACCGTCGCCGAGCATGGACGTGACGTCCTCGACGGACAGGCCGTTGTCGGTCAGCAGGGCGGCGTGCTCGGACAGGAGCTCGGCCCGCTTCTCCGGGGTGGCATCGCGAAGTGCTGCGAGCAGCTCCTTCAGGTTCATGGTGTCCTCCTGGGGGACGGGTGGGGTGGTGCCGCCGGCGACCATGCGGATCGGTCGACCACCGGCGGCGGGGTCGGCGACCACGTCCGCGCTGAGCACGCGGACGATCTGGGTGGCCTCCTGGCGGGACTGCGCCCCGCTGCCGGCCAACTGGAACTTGGCGATGACGTCGTGCGACACGCCGATGAGCGGCGGGAGCCCGGCGGCCTGGGCGTCGAGCGACGCGTCGAGGGCTTCCTCGACGAGCGTCGCTGACGGCAGGAGGTGCAGGTCTGCCTCGAGGCCCTTGTCGTTCACCGCGACGTTGCGGTAGCTGCCGATGAGCCCCTGCACCGTGGACGTCTCGAACTCGGACTCGGTGCGGTGGTGGTCGTAGGCCTTGGCGCCCTCGTAAAGCGTCGCCGCGGCGGCGAGGACGGCCTCGGGGTAGTTCCGGCCGTTGAGGGACTCGCCGTGCTCGATCAGCTGAACGCGGAACACCCGGTGACCGGGTCCCTCGCTCGGGGTGCGGTCCTCGAGCACACGGCCCGGGATCGACGCCTCGGCGACGTACTCGGTGTGCGGCTGGACCTCCTCGGTCTCGCCGAAGGTGACCGTGCCGTCCTCGGCGATCGTGTAGCCGGCCCGGTAGAGCCCGGTCTGCGAGCCGGACTCGAGCTCCCACACGACCCACGTGTCGCTCAGGTCGCGGACCCAGAGCCACTGGCGATCGCCCGACGCGTGCAACGCGTTGAGCTCACGCTGCAGCAGGTCGCGGATCTCCATGTAGGTGAGCTCCGCCTCGGGCGACCTGGACTCGGTCGCCCGGACGGGGTGGCCAGCACGCCCGTTCACTCGCTGCCGCCCTGGTCACCACCGGCCGCGCCGGTGTCGCCGGCGCCGCCCTGGTCGTCCTGGCCGGCGGCGGCGAGCTCGAGCAGCTCGTCGACGAGCTTCTGTAGCGGCAGCACTGCGGAGGGCCGGTTCTTCCCGGCCTGCTCCGCCGCGAGCGCCGGTGCGGCACGCCAGGCGGGGTCGGCCTCGACCCATGCCTGCAGCGCCTTGACGGTCTCGAGGGCCTCCTCGGGCACCGTGAGCTCGGTCGGCGGGACGCGCGCCGGCTCGTTCACCCGGTGCTCCTCGCCGCCCTGGCCGTCGTCGTCGAGGTCCTCCTCGTCGTCCTCGAGCGGCTGTGCGTAGACGGGGAACGTGCCCTGGTAGTTCTCGCTCGGAGCGACGAGGAACATCAGCCCCGACTTGCCCTCGGCGTCGGGTGCGTCCTCGTCGACGAGCACGAGGATGGATCCGTCGGTGTGCTGGATCACGCAGCCGGCCGGCGTGTCGAGATCGACCGCTGCGATCTCGGAGACCTTCGCGCCGATGAGCTCGGCGGCCTCGCGGAACAGCGTGGCATCGGTGGTGGTGGTCATGCTGCGACTCCTGGTAGGTCGGGGATGTCGGGTGGTGGGCAGGTGGCGAGCTGGCATCGGCACCCGAGTCGGTCCAGTCCGGGGAGGCCGGGGCCCTTCGGGTAGGGCGTGGAGTACTTCCCGACCTTGAACAGCTCGGTCATCGGGATCGGGCCGACCGCGCCGCCGGGCCGGTAGCGCTGCTCCGCGTCCTCGTGGTGGCGGCGGGCGTTGGTGTGGTTGCCGGCGTGCACCCACCGCTTGTGGACCTCGATCCCGGTGGACTGGTTGACGTCTCGGCCGCGCCGGTTCATCACGGCGTGTCGGGTGGTGCCGAGCTCGGTGTAGACGAGCGTCAGGCTGTCGCCGGCGGCCTTGCCGAACACGACGGACCCCTTGAGTCGGGTGCCGATGTTGCGGAGCACGACGAGCGGGTCGTCCGCGTTGAGTGCCTGCAGGAGCTGCGCAGCGGCCTTCTGCTGCAGGTCGTCCATGTAGCGGCGCAGCAGGACTCTCGATCGAGATGCGCGGCTCTCGGCCCACCGTGCGAGCTCCAGGTCGTTCACGGGGGCCAGGTCGGTGACACCGAGGACCGCGAGTGGCTCATCGATGAGCGCTGCGCCGATGCGGGCGGACTCGAGGTGGGCGGATCGGACGACGTCGTCGACGACGTCGGCGAGGGCTCGGACGCGGCTGCTCATCGCGTCGAGCTGGGCGGCGTGGGTGGTGCCGGCGGACTCGGCGACCATGAGGCGCAGCTCGTGCTGCACCTTCGACATCTCCTCGAGCAGCTGGCGGGCGGTGGAGGCCTCGACGTTGGCGGCCTGGCCGACGAGCCGGTTCACCCGGGTGTTGAACCGGACGATGTCCGCCGGGCGCGGCTCGGGCATCAGGCGGCGACCGAGATGGGGCCGGTCGCTCCGCCGACGTCGTCGATGTAGTCGGCCACGTCGTCGGTGTCGCCGTCGGCGGCCTTGCGGTCGAGGCTCGGGTCCCACGGCACGCCGACGTAGTCCTCCCACGCCTTGCGAGCCGCGACCTTCGACGCTTCCTCGGAGAGGATCCCGGCGGCCTGCATGCCGGTGAGCGCGTTGGACAGCTGGACGAGGATCTCGGCGTTGACCTTCGCATCCGCGGCGGCGATCTCGGGCCCGGTGATCGTGACGGCGTCGGCGGCGCTCACGGTGGTGACCTGGTCGGTCTCGGTGCCGACCTGGTACTCGGGGGCGAGCTGGCCGACCCGGACGCGTGCGTCGATCGCGAAGCGGGTGAGCTCGGTCATGTGGGACAGCCAGATGTTCTGTACCCCGCCGACTCGCCGGCGCACCGGCTCGGCCATCGTGAGCGACGTCGCCCGGTTGGCGTCCTCCGGTTCGGCGAGCCACGTCTTGGCCAGCCCGGCGCCGGCGGCGATGTTCGTCATCGCCATCTGCCCGGTGACCTTGTCCTCGAACGCTCCGACCTGCACGTTCTTCGGTTCGATCGACACGCCCTCGTTGTGGACCTCCATCGATCCGGACCGGGGCGGGGCGGTGCTGCCGCGCTTCGCGATCCAGTCGTCGACGTCCTTCTGCTGGCCCTTCACGGTGACGTCGAAGACCATGTAGCGGGCGAGCGCGGTGCGGTCGATCAGGTTCCAGAGGACCTGGTCGTAGGCCTCGATCCAGTCGAGGAGCGGCATCAGGAACGGTGTCCCGCGACGGTCCGACGCGATGGCGCGCCAGTCGGGCCACCACATCGCTTCGCCGGTGCGGAACCCGGTGAGGTCGTCGACGTCGACGACCTGGAGGCGGCGTTCGTTGCCGATGGTGTCGAGCACGAGCTGGGATGGCCACATCGGGTTCCCGTGGAGCAGCTCGACGCGGCTGACCGCCACGGGGTCGATGTACGCGAAGCGGGTGACGCCGGTGGTGGGCCCGACGAGCATGTGCAGTGCGGTCTCGCCCATCAGCATGTGCGAGCGGAACAGCAGTTCCTGCTCGGTGCGCAGCTTGTTCGCCGGGTCGGCCCAGAACCGATTGGCGGAGTCCCGGACCTGGGGCACCGCGGACGCCACCGACAGTCCGGAGTCGCCGACGCAGAACGACGTGAAGGTGTCGACGATCGCCCGGGCCATCGGGTTCGTCCGGTAGTGGTGCACCGACAGGGCCCGGGCGCGCTCGACGGTGATCGCCGGGACCTCTCGCATGCCCTCGCCGGCGCGGCGGTAGGAGCGGTCGCCGTCGATCGGATCGGCGACGATCCCGGTGCCGGCTGCGCCCGACGCGGCGATCGACGACGCGAGCCCTTCGCTCGAGCGGCGCGGCAGCATCCACGACGGCATCAGCGGTCAGCCCTCGTCGAGGCGACGAACCCGAACCACAGCAGGACCGCGCCGGCGACCAGCGCAGACCAGCGCCAGTCAGCGAACGCTGCGAGAGCCACGAGGACGAGGATCACGCCGAGCACGGTGAGCACGACCGAGAGTCCGAGCAGCGCGTAGCGGCGACGTTCCGGGTCGAGGGGGACTTCGCTCATGGGGCGCTCCTTTCGTCGGTTGCGACGACCTCGTCGTGGTCGCTGCCTCGATACCGCTTCCACCACCGGCCGATCGCCAGGGCCCACTCGTCGGCCTGGTCCCTGCTCGAGGTGCGCTCGACGAGCTCGTCGATGCCGGCGAGGAGCAGGACCACGTGGGCGCCGGAGCGGCGCCACTCGTCTCGCTCCTCGACGCTCGGCGCGGATGCGATGACCCAGACCCGTGAGTGCAGCTGCAGGGCCTGGCCGATCACGATCGGGCGGAGCGCCATGACGAGCTCGTGGAGCCGGCCCGGGCGCTCGTAGAGCGGCTGCCCGGACAGCGCCGCCATGACCGTGTCGTAGTCCCACACGACGTCGCCGGGCTGGGCCCGCTCGGCGACGTAGGTCGACTTGCCGGCACCGGGTGGGCCGGCGACGACGACCAGCGAGCTCACGCTCAGCTCGTGGCCCTGGCGATCGCTGCGCGGCCCCACATGAGCGACTGCTCGAGGTGGGTGACGGCGAGGGACTGCTCGCGGCTGGGCGGGCAGTTCTCGATGAGGCCGGTGCCGTACTCGAGGGCGAGCTCGACGAGCTCCTCCATGAGCTCGACCTTCTCGGCGTCCGGCGGGTGGTTCGTCAGGTTGTGGCGCAGCTGCGCCACCTGGTCGGCGACTCGGACGTCGTCGGGGTCGGTCTGCACGATGGGCCTCCTCAGATGCCGAGCCGGCTGGTGGGCCGGAAGAACGATTCGTCGTCGTCGCCGGTGGCGGCGGGGCCGGCGGCGGGTGCTGATGCGCCTTCGCGGCGTTCCCAGCTGTCGATGGCCATGACCGAGGAGTGGATGCCGTCGACGCGCTTGCCGGTCTTGCGCCGGTCGGGCTTCACCGGCCGGATGTTGCCGTCCTTGTCGGTGATGATCTCGACGTTGTCGGCCATCCAGCGGAGCACCGGGTTGCCGCCGTGGACCCAGTGTCCGGACTTCACGAGACGCTCGAGCGTCTTCGATGGTGCGCTCATGCCCTGGTAGGTCTGGCCGACGGGTTCGGCGGTGATGCCGAGCTTCGTGAGGGACTGGACGACGGGGCCGGCCTGCCAGCGGTCGTGGCCGAGCGAGCGAAGGTCGTAGGTCTGGCGGACGTGGTCGAGGGTGTCGGTGACCGCTTCGTAGTCGACGACGTTGCCCTCGGTGAGGGTGAGCCAGCCCTGCTTGGCCCAGTCGTCGTAGGGGACCTGGTCGCGGCGGATCCGGTCCATGAGGTCCTCGTCGGGGAGCCAGAACCAGTGCAGCGACGTGAGCGTCTCGTGCTCGGCGTCGGGGAACACGAGAGAGAGGGCGGTGAGGTCGGTGGTGGCGGACAGGTCGAGGCCGCCGTAGCACTCGCGGCCGGCGAGCTGCTCGGCGATGACCGACTGGATGTTGGGCTGCAGGTCCCACTCGGCGAGGTTGAGCCAGCGGGTCTCGAGACGGGTGCGGACGTTCAGGTGCAGCCGGAGGAACACCGGCATGAACGACGGGGTGGTGCGGGCCTTCTCGGCCTTCTCCCGCATGTACTGCAGCTTCGGGCTCTTCCCGAGCCCGGGGTTGGCCTTGTACCAGGTGGCCTCGGCGAACGGGTCGTCGTCCTTGCCGGCCGCCCAGATGACACCCCAGTGCGACGGGTCGCTGATCGTGCGGTTGGCGATCTTGCGGGTGCGTTCGTGGAGCTCGTCGTAGATCGATCCGGTGACGCCCTCGTCGGAGGTCGTGATGTAGATGATGAGCGGCTGGGCCCGGGCACCGGTGCCGGTCTCGAGGGCGTCGATCAGGTCGCGGGACTTGTGGACGTGGATCTCGTCGACGAGCGAGGCGTGCACGTTGAGGCCGTGTGCGGTGTCGGCTGCCTTCGACAGTGCTCGGAAGATGCCGCCGGTGCGGTCGGCCTTGATGACCGAGGTGAGGACGTCGAGCTTGCGGCGCAGTTCGGGCGAGCCGTTCGCCATGCGCTTCGCGTCGTTGAAGATCGCACGGGCCTGGGCGAGCGACGCCGCGGCGGCGTAGACCTCGGCGCCCATCTCCTGGTCGGCGGCGAGGAGCACCAGGCCGAGCGCAGCGGCGAGCGTGCTCTTGCCGTTCTTGCGGGGGACCTCGATCCAGACGGTCCGGATGATCCGGGTGCCCCGCCGCTCCTCGTCGGGGTCGTCGAGGGAGTACTTCCAGCCGAAGACCGGGGCGATGATCCAGACGACCTGCCACGGGTCGGGAACCAGCGGCGTGCCGGCCCAGCGGCCTTTGGTGTGCCGCATCGCCTCGACGGCGCGGACCACCTTGAGGACGGCCTCGACGTCGAACCATGCGCCCGGCACCGCGGTGGGCGGCGGGGTCCAGACGAGCGGTTCGGACTTCTGCCATCCCTCGATCGAGACGGCGGGTCGGAGCTCACCGAGCTCGGTGGTGAGCAGCTTGAGCGACTTCGGCGGGATGGGCCCGCCGCCGGCGAGGTCAGTCGAACGCATCCTCGCTGCCATCGGCCCCACCTTCCCGAGCTGTCAGCCGGGACCTGGCCGCCGGCGTGAGGCCGAGCTGGACGAGCGTGTAGCGGAGCTGGGTGCGGTACTGGTTGACCGCGGTCACCGCTGGGTTCTTGACCGTGCCGCGCTCGCCTTCGCTCGAGAAGCCCTCGGCGGAGATGACCCGCTCGCCGAGGACGATCCGGGCCCAGCAGATGCAGTGGTCGACGAGCACCTGGCCGTCGACCTCGGCCAGGACGCCGGCGGCGTCGAGCGGCGGCACGAGCTTGCGCCATTGGGCCCTGCAGAGGTCGCGGGCGAGCTGGTGGTCCTTCGAGTTGCGGCCCGACATGGCGGGGAACCAGGTCCGCCAGTCGGGTTCGTCGGGTGCGCCGGGTGGGAGCACGACCTGGCGGTCGAGCTCGTCCATCGCCTTGTGCCCGGGGTTGCCCTCGCGCACGACCTGCAGGGTGGGCTTGGAGGCCGGCCCTCGAGCTCCCATCGGGTTCACCTCCCGCGCATTTCGTCGCTCCGCGCTTTTTTGCAAAACCTCCGGGGTGTAACGGAACCCTCCCCCGCTGGTAGCGGTGGGCGATCCGGAGGGACTTTTCCACCGAGGCCGCGTCTGGCGCGCCAGCGGGAGACGTGACATGGAGTGAATGGCATTCCTGGAATGTCACAAGCGATCAGCGATCGCCAGCAGCCGGCCCGAGCGCCCGCTGGTCGTGCTCGTTGGTCTTGGTGGTGTGACACGACCAGCACCGGCTCACGTACCAGGAGCCGTCGTCAGGATCGAACCCGAGCGCCTCGAGTACGTGCCGCGGTGGCTCGTGGTCGGCGATGATCGCCGGCTTGCCGCAGTCGGCGCAGTCAGGCTCACGCTCGAGCTGCACCTCACGGGCCGAGCGATGGGCGGTGCGGTAGCCGCGCTGCCACGATGTCCCGCGGTCCTGGTCGATGCGCCGTTGCCGCGTCGCACGACACGCATCACACGGGCCCGAGGGCGACCGGTGTGGGCACCCGGGGGTGGGGCACCGGCGCAGCGGAGCAGACGGCACGAGCGCCCCCTCACGCAGACGAGCGGCCCACCCATCCAGGTAGACCGCTCGCCACAGTACGAATCGCGTAAGAGGGTGGCACGTGCGCCACCCCGAGTGGTGGACCGTGAGACGCGCAACGGCCCCGACCGGGGTGTGGTCGGGGCCGTAGAGCGCTGCGTCAACGAATGCAGCAGGAAGCCGATGACGCTACTCAGTCCGCCCTGCCGAGGCGACGGACCGACCGGGGCAGCTTCGCCCGGTGCTTCTCGATCAGCCGACGAGGGGGCGTCTTGCCGAGCTGCAGGTACTCGAGGATGTCCTTCGGTGGCAGCTGCTTGTTCACCCCGCGCCAGTCGCCACAGCGGCGGCACACGCTGCCGTAGGGGCTGCTCGTGGTGAGCTCGCGGTACCCGTTGGTCGCGAGGCAGTGCGTGCAGTAGCGCTCGTCTCGTGACTTGGACCACCGGCGCACGATCGTGGTCACGTCGATGGTGTCGGTCTCGATGCGCCGGGCGAGGTAGTAGGTGCCGCGCTCGTGGAGCACGGCGAACGTGTCGACGACGAGGCGGGCGGTGGCGTCCTCGAGGAGCGTGGTGCGCTCGGTCACCGGATCCAGCCGCGGGCGGCCTCGGCCGGTGGTGTCATCGGGGTCGTCGTGTGGCGCGACCACGCTCTCGCCGGTGCGGTCCGACACCGAGCCGCGCGGGCCTGGGGGCGCGCCGCTCGTCGGCGAGTAGCCGGCCTGCATGTCGTCGAGGTGGCGGTGCGCAGCTCGGATCATCCCGGGTGTGAGCTGCTCGAGCTCGGCCAGGGCGTCGGTGAGGCGGGTGGCGCTGATCCCCTTGGCTGGCACGAGCGCGGCATGGCGGTGCCGCAGATGAACGACCGACGCGGTGATGCGCCGCTCGAGCTCGTAGCGACTGATCACTCGTGTGGAGCTCCGTCGTGGTACGGCTCGGCGGTGTCGTTCTCGCCGCCTCCTAGCGGCGACTCGGTCCACGTGGGCGTGACGTTGTCGTAGTCGAGGTTGGAGAACTCTGGGTCGTCCTCCCACCGCTGATCGCGCGCGTCGATGGTCCCACCACTGGCCAGGACGTAGCGGAACGGCACCTCCTTGCCCTCGATGAGGGAGTGGGTTGTCGTGTTCGCTGGCCAGTTGAGTCTCCCGGAATACCGGCTGAAGCTCTGGCCTGACGCCTGGAGGAACGCTGCGACTTCGTCGAGCAGCTCGCGAGTGACGGGGGCGTTCGGCAGCTGGATGGCCTCGACGGGCTGCTGGGCCTTGATCCGGACTCGCTCGGACCGGGTGATAGTCATGGTGTGGCTGCTGCTCCTGTGGTGCGGTTGCGGTGGGCGGTGAGGTCGATGACGGGGGCGCCGTTGTCGGCGAGGTCGATGACGGCGGTGTCCTCGGTGAGGCGGGCGGGGCGTGGTGGTGCCGGGCCGTGTCGTGCTGGTGCGATGGGCGCGCCGGTGCAGCCGGGGACGACGTGCTCGGCGAGCTGCTCGGCGGTGAGCTCGGGGTGCTGCTCGGCGGCCAGGGCGACGTCGCCGAGCCAGACGCGGGTCGCGGTCTCGATGCAGCCGGCTCGGTGCGCGGTGCGGCTGGTGCGGATGTGCACTCCGTCGTCGACGGCGCGCTGGTGGTCGGCGGCGCCGATGACGGCGCACGCTGCTCGCGCTCGATCGACCGTGGCCGGGTCGTCGTCCGTCGTTGCGCGGTCACCTAACTCGCATGACGACGACGACGGGGAAGTAGGGGAACAGGGGAGTCGCGGGGCTGACCCCGCGCTGTAGGTGTCGCTACCCCGCGCTCTAGGGTGCGCCACCCCGCGCTCTAGGTTGTTGTCCACAGGCCCCGGCTCGGTGTAGAGCGCGGGGTCAGCCCCGCTGCCTACACCGGTAACACGGTCGTGTGCGTCGGGGTAGAGCGCGGGGTCAGCCCCGCGCTCTACCGGGAGGAAGGTGGGGCGGCGGCGCGCGCCGGCGTGGCGGTTGCCGGCGCTCTCGCGGATCCAGTAGCCGAGGTCGTGGAGCGCGGCGAGGATGCCGCGCACCGCGGAGTCGGGCAGTGCGAGCACGGTGCAGATCTGGGGGACGGTCTCGTCGGTGTAGCCGCGATCGTCGCGGTAGCGGTCGGCCAGGAGCAGGGCGACCATGACGACGCGGTCGGCGCTCGGGCGGCGTTTGGCGTTCGGGAGCTCAGCGACTCGAGAGCGGAGCTCGGGGATGATCGCCCAGGTGGCGGTCGTGGCTGTCAGGCTCACGTAGGGGGCGCCTCCTCGGTCTGCTCGTGGCTCCCCAGCCGGACGGATAGCTCTTGCTCCTCACGCGCGGTGGCGACGTCGCGCATGACGCGCCACGCGCGATTGGTTGCTGCTGACTGCGCGGGCGTGACGTAGCTCTCGCCGGTGTCGGCGCGCAGGCTGGCCATCATCTCGACGTCCCGGGATGACAGGCCCGTCACGTCGGTGACGAGGTCGAGCACCCACAGCCGTTCGTCAGCGGTGCGGATCGAGGCCTCGAGCGCGGAGCACTCGAGGTGCCAGACCTTCCCGTCGCGGTTGCCGCTGGCGATCCAGGCGGCGTTGAAGTGCGCGCGGCGGTGGCACCAGGCGCAGCGCTGGTCCAGCCGTATGCACCATCGCCAACAGCGTCCGATGAACCGGCGGGCGGCGTTCACAGGATCCCCCGGGCGTGGCGCGGGCGTTCGGCGTACTTCTGGGACTCGTCCCACGACTGCAGCTGGCAGTCGATCGGGAGCCCGGTCTGTTCCTGGCCCCACAGCGACAGGAGCAGGTTCAGGTCGAGCAGGGCGATCTCGCCGAACATGTGCGGGCCGAAGTTGCCGCACTCCTGGCGCATGACGATGCGGACGTCGACGTCGCGGTAGTCCTGACGCTCGAGCACCGAGCCGACGAGGTACACGCCGAGCGCGTTCGGGAACGTCTGGCGGAGGTTGCGGCACCAGTGATCGAGCAGGCGGACCTCGTCGACCCGGAGCCACGTCACTCGCTTCCGTTCGGTGGTCACGCGCGGGCCTCGCCGTTCCACTCCCAGACGCCCTGGCGGCCGACCACGGGGATCGGCTCGTCGAGCGTGTCGACGTCGGCGAGCTCCCATGCCCAGCGGCCGTGTTCCCAGTAGCCGTAGGGCAGCTCGTCGCTGATGTCGGCCTCGCCGGCGCCCGGGCCGATGCGGACCAGCGCGTCCGTGGCGCTGACGTCGATGCCCGAGTCGGGGGTGTCGGTGTCGTGTTGCCAGCCGCGCTCGTCGAGCATCGGGTGCGCGCCGCGGAAGGTGGCGGTGCCGAGCAGTTTGCCGAAGGGCAGGAGCACGTCGAGGCCGTTGGGGCCTGAGAGCTCCCACCCGCTCGGTCGGCACATGCTGGTGAACGAGCGGCGCATCTCGTAGTCGCCGAGCTCGAGGATGGTGTCGACGGGCGGCGTGCGCGTGGTGCTGGCGATGCCGATCCACTCGCCTCGGTTGAGCGTGCAGCCCGGGAGCCCGCGGACGCCTTCGGGGCGCGTGTCGCCGTTCGGTGGTGCGCCGCGGGTCTCGTAGCGCTTCACGCCGAGCATGATCAGCGTCGCCCACGGCTGGTCGATCGAGAGCACCTTCACGTCGGGTCCTCTCGAGGATCGGCGTCGCCGTGGCGCACTATCGCGGCGCCGATCTCCCGGCCGTGGTCACCGCCGTACTCGACGTCGATCCAGTCGAGGTGGCCCTCGGTGTCGGGCAGGACTCGGATCCACTCGACGAACTGATCGCGGCGCTGGTCGCCCAGGTCGGAGTCGATCCAGCCCTCCTTCGATCCGTCGGGCGCGACGAGGAACGAGTGGTAGCCGTTGACGCTGTCGGCCACGACGTCGGTCACGACGAGCTGGAGGACGGACGCGACGGAGCGGGCCCGGCCGACGATCGCGAGATCCTTGCCGGTGACGATGATGGCGCTGTGCTTCACGTAGCCCACTACGAGCAGCTCCTGACGTACTTGTTGCCGAGGCGGTAGCGGTCACAGATCCCGGGCATGCCGAGCCCGGTGGAGCCGTCGAGGACCAGGGCGGTGACGCGGCCGCAGCTGGTGCAGGTGCCGCCATCGATGAGGTCCTCGAGCAGGAGCTCGGTCGCGGTCACCGGGTCGGGCCCGGTGCGCCAGTGCTTCGCTCCCTGGTGGGTGGCGGTGGCGTGCCAGACGACGGGGCCGGTGCCACCGTCCTCGGTGGGGTCCTCGTAGCCGACCTCGTACGCGCGGCCGCCGGTGCGGCCGATCATGTCGACCGCGGCGACGAGCCGTGCCTGCTCCCGGCGGGAGAGCGTCGGCGCGGTCACAGCTGGCGCCGATCGGTTGGCTCGCCGGTCCAGAAGTCGAGGATGCGGGAGTTCTTCGGGCTCTTCTGCAGCGCCACGTTCAGGTGCCTGACGATCGTGGCGTGGTCGCGGTTGTGGGTGAACGACGGGAGCACGATCAGGTCGAAGTGGGCGAGGCCACGGATCCGGTCTCGGGTGGCGGGCACGAACGTGACGTCGGGGAACTCGTCGCGGGCCTCGCTCCACCAGCTGCGGGCGTCGGCGGCGGTGCGTGCAGCGACGATGAGGTAGCGGCGAGCGGCGATCACGGCTTCTCCGGGTGCAGGGTGTCGATGAGCAGGGTGGAGACGAGGCCGCGGCCCTCGAGCCAGGACATGGGTTCGGTGGCGGGACGCTTCCAGTTGCCGTCTTCGTCTCGGGTCCAGAACCTGCCGTTGTGGTCGACCAGGTGAGCGATGCCGGCGGGGCCGTTGGAGTTGACCCACTCCTGGCAGATTTCGAACAGCACGGCGGAAGCCGTGCCCATCGTCTCGGGGCGGAGGTTGGCGATCTCGCGGATCTGGTCTTCGGTGAGCTCGACGGCGAACGTGATCTGCAGGTCGGGCTGGTCAGACATCGGTGGCTCCTGTGGTGACGATGCGTTTCACGGTCTGGTGGGAGACGCCGGCCGGGACCTCGAGGTCGCGGAGCGAGTAGCCCTCGGCGTGGGCGCGGCGGAGCGCGGCCGCCCAGTTCGCGCGGGCCTCGCCGAGGGCGTCGGTGGCGCGGTAGACGTCGTCGAGCGTCTCGCTGGTCACGGTGGCCTTCATGGGGCGTCCTCGACCTTGGCGGTGCGGGCCTGTATCGCGCGGAGTCGGCGTGTGAACCAGCCGGCGCAGAGCAGCGCGGGGGACCCGTCAGCGCGGTATGGGCGGCGCTCGACGATGGGCGGGTCGTAGGAGGCGTCGGTGGCCTGGTCGGTGCGTGTGCGGCCGTCTGGGTGGCGGTGGTGGATCGTTCGGCGCATTCCGTCGTGGCACCAGAACGGTCGGCCCTCGTCGACGCACGAGTCGAGCTGGTCGGAGTAGGCGGCGACGGTGTCGGAGTTGGCCCGCTCGGGTGAGTCGCGGCGGTAGGCGCAGTCGCCGCACATCGCGTTCCTGGCGGTCTCGTGTTCGTCGATGCGCGGGTCCTGTTGCTCGAGGTCGTACACGGGCTCCCAGCACGAGCAGCCGCCCGGGCCGTAGACGGCGGAGCCGAGACAGCACGGGACCTCTGGGTCGTCGGAGCGCGGCGCCCAGGAGCTGCTCATGGGCCGACCGCCAGGAACGTGAACGAGATCTCGACCCGCGCGGGTTCGCCGGCGTCGCCGGTGTCGACCATCTGGGCGTTGGAGTCGACGAGGGTCCAGTCCCAGCGGGTGTCGCGCTCGAAGTACTCCATCGCGTAGCCGAGGGCACGGTGGTGCAGGCGCTGGGCCTGGACGCCCGAGAGTCGGAACTTGAGCTGGTGGTCCGGCGCGGTGGTGGTGAGCTGGGCGCGGTAGCGGAGCTGGACGAGCCAGAGGCCGCGTGTGCCGGCGGGCTCGGCGGTGGTGTGGACGAGTCCGTGCGGTGCGGGCCCGAAGTAGTCCACCGCGCGGCGGTCGCCGCGGTGGAGTGCCTCGGAGAGCTGGGCGGCGGGGACGGTGAGGACGAGGTCACGCACGTGGTCGTCCTGGGCCGAGGGCGGGCAGATCGGCCGGCATCGCGCCGGTCGCGTACGCGGCTTCGACCTGCGGGGCCATCCACTCGCCGGCGGTCTGACCGTTCGGGAGCACGATGTGGCCGAGGAACTCGGTCTCGAACGCGCTGATGCCGGCGTCGACCGCCTCGAGCTTGGCCTTCACGACGAGCGACAGGGCGCGCCACCGCTGCCGACACGCCTGCTCCCAGAGCTTGAGCGCCGCGTCGGGGGTGCGGGCGCCTCTCGAGTGGTGGGTGAACGTGCGGTCGTCACGCGCGGGCATGCGGAGCACGAACTTCACCTGGCGGCCCTCGCATCGGAACCCGACGACGGCCTGGTCCTGGTCCCAGCCGTACATGAACTGATCGGCGCCGTAGCGCTGCAGCGTGCGCTCGATCTCCCCGCGCGACGCCTCGGACGACACCGTGGTGTTCTCCGCGTACCGGCTCATCGTCGACCTGCCTTCTCGGCAGCGTTGGCCGCGCCGTTCGCTGAGTCGCGCAGGAGCCGGCCGAGGCTGCGCAGCCCGTCGGGTTCACCGAGGAACGCGAGCTTCGTCACGGGTGTCGGCCCCGAGATCGGGTCGCCGATCTGCCAGGTCATCTCGAGCAGCGCGAGCGGGCCCAGTCGGTCGTGGAGCGCGACCATGGAGCGGACGTCGACGTGGTCAGCGATCGGGCAGTCGAGCCCGAACGCAGCGGAGAGACCTTCCTTCGGGATCGTCTCGTACGGCAGCTCAGTGCCGCCACGGGTGTGCTCGAGCCAGAGTCGCATCGGGTGATCGCCGATCGGGTCGCCGCACACCCGGCATGGCATGTCGAGCTCGTCGGTGCTCATGGCGTGGGCCCGGGTCCGAGGAGCAGAGTGATCGCTCCGATGATGGTCACGGCGATGACCCCCACGATCAGGGCCCAGTCGATCCAACTGGATCCGCCTCGCCGGCTCATGAGGCCACCACCGCGGCGATCGACAGGAGCACCATCGCGGTCAGAATCACGGCCCAGGCGGCGGCGAACCCGCGGGCGTTGTGCCGTGCGCACAGCGTGTTGTCGGTGCCGGCGGGGTCAGCGAGGTCGCTGCACCCGCGGCGCCTGCAGGTGAAGAACGCTGTGATGAGACCGACGAGGACCGGCTTGAGGTGCTCGTACGCGGCGTTCATCGCTGCGGCGAGCTGCTCGAGCATCTCGCGGGCCTGGAGGTTGAGGCGCATGAGGGCGTAGGCCTGGGTGGAGCGGAGGGCGTCGGGCATGCCGGGCTCGTCGAGGTCGACGTGCAACGACTCGGCGACGAGCTCGAGCGCCCGGCGGTCGAGCTCGTCGCTGCGGGTCGCGCCAGGCTGACGGTGTGTCGTGGGAGGATGGCTGGGCAGGACCGACATCGGTGCGGCTGACACCTCGGGTCGGGCCTGCCCAGCGGGCGTGGTGCCACCACAGGCGGTGCAGCCCGGGACGTGGCACTCGATCGTGGAGCGGTCGGTCACGCGTCGCCTCGCAGCTGGTAGCGGCCGCGTTCGACCTTCACGACCTGCAGGTTCGACTTGAGCCGGTCGAGCGCCGCCATGAGCGCGGCGTTCGTGCCGGGGGTGAGCTCGTGGAGGTCGTCGAAGTCCCAGACGTGGTCGGCGTCGCGTGTGCGCATCGTCTCGAGGACGACGTCGGCGAGCGGGCGTTCGTCGACGCTGTCCTCGTCCTGGTCGCCGTCGTCGGATTCGGCGGGTTCGGCTTCGTCGGGGGCTTCGTGGGCCTGGTACATGCCGATGCCGACGCGGGCGATCCGCCCACGCGTCACGAGGTTCGACATGGTCTGGCCGACGGACTTCACCTTGCGTGGCGACACGGCGAGCGCGGTGGCCACCTGGTGCGGTGCCCACTCGATGTCGCGGTCCGCCTCGAGCAGCGCGACGACGCGCTCGGTCAGCGGATAGCTGGCGTCGAGCGGTGGCTCAGGCAGCACCTGGGACCCCCCCCGCTCAGAAGGCTCCTCGGTGTCGTCGACGCCGTCGGCCGGCGGGGTGACATCCGGGGTGAAGTCTTTACCGCCGATGTCACTCTCGGGGTCGGTGGTGGTCGAGGAGGCGGGTGATGTGAACGCGGCACCGGACACACCGCCCGGGTCGTCTCCGACTCCGGCATCTCCCACCCCCTCGACGTCCTCATCCCCGGTCACGATTTCGGTACCGGGGTCGACAGCTGGGGCGATCACGACGTGGTCGACCGGCCCGTCGTCCAGCTCGGTCGTGCCGGAGGAGATGTGGGAGCCGTCGTGGCCTGGCGCCAGTGTGCAGGTGAAGCCGAGCACGTCCGCCCCACAGATCGGGTCGGGGTACTCGGCCTCGCACACCGTGCACATGCGGCCGCGCTCGCGGCCCGGGCCGGCGTACCTGGTGAGCTCGACGTCGCAGCACGTCGAGGCGGTCGTCGTGACCACGCCGTCCCTCGTGACCGTCCGCGCGACGTCGTCGGCGACGCAGGCCGAGCAGAGGTCGTCCTCGACCCAGCTGCAGCCGAGCATGCCGCCGCACGCGGTGTAGTCGGTGCAGCCGCACACGCGGCAGACGCGGTCGTCGGCCTCCACGGTGGGGGCAGTGAGGTCGGCCTCGAGGAGCATCGATCCGGCGGTGACGTCGACGAGGCGGACGTGGCGCTCGCCGGCGGTGAGCATCTGCAGGTGGGGCTCGAGCTCCTCTATCGGTCCGGAGATGATCAGGGTGTGGCTGGTGGTCACGTGCGGTTCCTTCGTGCGCGGTGGCTGGTCGGTGGGTGTGCTGGTCGTTCGGCGAACGGGATGCAGTCGCTGCGTGCGTGCCCGGCGCGCCAGCGGGACAGGTCGCCGGCGCCCTTCACGAGGAGGAGCCAGCGGTAGTGGTCGAGGAGGCTGACGGCGCGGTGGATCTGCTCGCCGGTCAGGCCGCGCAGCGAGCTGGGCGGGGGGAGTGGCAGCGCGTAGGAGGTGAGCGGGTCGAGGCCACCGCGGGCGTAGTGGTCGAGGACCTGGCGGTCGTCGTTCACGGTGCGGAGCCACGCGCGGAGGGTCACGCCGAGCACTCGGCGGGCGTCGGGGTGGCCGACGTCGCTCTCGGAACGCTCGAGGAGGTCGACCAGGTGCGCGTGGACCCGGGAGGACCCGGCGCCGGCGCCCGGGTGGAGCGCCGGCACCGCGGTCGTGATGGCGCGCGGTGGCTTCACGACGCGACCGCCACGACCACGGCAGCGCAGCCCGCCAGCACCATCGCGTCCGCGAGCAGGAGCCCGGCCCACACCGCGGCCACCTGCAGGCCGCTCCACCCCGAGCTGCTGCTCACCGGCGCCGCCGCCTGGTCGTGCCCGCCGCTGGTGGTACGGGGCGCAGGTGGCGCTCGAGCTCGATGACCGGAGCGAGCGCGGCCAGCTTCTCCTCGGCATCTCGTGCCCGGGCCTGCTCGGCCACGACCCGACGCTCGAGACGGGTGATCGTCGTCGCTCGGCGGTCGGCGATCTGTCGGGCGTCGCGGGCGTCGTGGCGCGCTGCGTTGAGCGCGTGGCCGAACAGCCACGCCGCGAGGAGGAACCCGATGACGAGCCCGCCGATGACGCTCGCACCGGCGAACCCGCGCGGTACGCACGCCTCGACCACGGTGGTGCACTGGTCGGCGTTCACGAGGCCGGCTCCTCGACGTCGTCGACGAGCTCGCCGCGGGTGAGGACCTCGATACGGGTGCGGAGGGCGTCGAGGTTCGGGGGCGGGTCGCCGGCGTCGATGCACGCCTGCAGCGCCCACAGCAGACCAGGAGCGAACACGACGTCGCTCTCCTCCAGGTCCTCCGGGTAGTTCGCCCAGCTGGTGACGACCTGGCGGAGCATCTCGCTGAGCTCGGCGACGAGGCTGGTGACGTCCCATGCGCTCCCGAGCGAGGACGCCATGCCGAGCGCCAGAGCGGTGCGCGCCTCGGTGTCGAGCCTGTCGAGCTGCTCGGCGATGCGTTCGTTGAGCAGCTCCTCGGCCCGGCTCGACAGCCCCCACCGGTCAGCACCACGCAGGGGTTCGCCGGGCCGGCGGCCATCCTGGCGGCGCATGTAGGCGTCGACCAGGTCCTGCTCGGAGACGTAGCCCTTGCGGCGCTTGTTCGTGTAGAGCCCGGGGTCGGTCGTCGCGACGACGTTGGCCCAGGGCAGCTTGAGCAGGACGACGTCGTCGCGTTCGCAGGTGCGCAGCTCGGAGAGGGCCCGGTGGTCCCGGGTGTCGAAGCCGAGCTCGGTGATCGGCGTGGCCTTCGCCGGGATCGTGTCGATCGAGCCGCCGACGTAGAGGTCGAGGTCGTAGCGCTCGGGGTGGGTGGTCCAGACGCGGACGTCGCGGAAGTGCGGGTTCCACACCGGGACGATGTCGTCGCCGTCGAGCATGCCCTCGGGCAGGTTCAGCATGCCCGGGCCGTAGCCGATCTCGGCCTTGCCCCACGGGCCCGGAGCGACGTGCGAGCCGTCGGTGACGAGCCGGCTGCCCCACAGGCGGTCCGCTTCCTTGCGCGCTGCGGCGTCGCGGGCCTTGCGCTCCTCCTCGGCGATCGCCGCGCGGCGCCGGTCGTCGTCACGCTCGCCGAGGATCTGGGCCTTCACCTCGTCTGGCGCCTTGAGCCCCGCGACCGCCACCGCGTCCTCGATCGTGACCTCACCGCGGGCGACGCGGTCCTGGGACTCCTCGTCGAGCTTCGTGACGAGCCGGATCCGTTTCGCTACCCAGTCCTCGGAGCGGTGCACCCGGGCGGCGATGTCGCGCAGACGGCGGTACCGGCCGGACTCCTGGATGCGGAGCAGGGCGTGGCCCTCGTCGATCGGGCTGAGCTCGGCGCGGTGCACGTTCTCGGCGAGCATGATCTCGGCCAGCGTGATCTCGTCGGGTTCGTCGCGGACGATCGCCGGGATCGTGACCAGGCCGGCGAGACCGCTGGCGGTCCAGCGGCGCTCGCCGGCGATGATCATGAACTCGTCGGTCGTGCCGGCGACGAGGTGCACGAGGATCGGCTCGAGCACGCCGAGCTCGAGGATCGAAGCGGTGAGCTCGGTGAGGTCATCGATGACCGTGCGGACGTTCGCCGGGTTCGGGGTGATCTGGTCGAGGGGCAGGTCCTGCACCCCGAGCGGGAACTGGGTCGCGACGTCGGTGCTCACGAGCCGCTCCCGTTCCGGGCGGCGTCGACGAGCTGCTCGCGCAGGTCCTCCACGAACCCGGCGGTCGTCACCCGCGGTGGCTCGGCCGAGATGACGCGCGCTGCCTCGAGCGCCGCGGCGAGCACCGCGAGCGCTTCGCCCATCGTGAGCCCGTGCCGAGGTGTGGCGTCGATGATCCGCTGCGCGGCGAGCAGCTGCTCGGCCGACGTGAGCGGCACCGACGGCGCGAGATCGGTGCGGCCGACCTGGCGGGCGTGCGCCACCAGGCGCTCGGCCCGGGCCCGCTTCTCGGCTGCAGCGCCGGACGGCGCGAACCCGGGCAGCGCGCTCAGGACGTACTCGAGCTGCTCGGCATCCGCGTGGAGCTCGGCGGCGGTGACGACCAGGTCCTCGGCGATCTGGGGAACCGTGGTGGTGGCCATCAGACGCCACCTCCGTCAGCGAGAAGGCCAGTGATCTGGTCGAGAGCGAGCAGGTGCGACGCGCGGAGCTGGCCGGTGAACTTCTCGGCGAGCAGCTCGTCGAGCACGGGACGCGCCCGGGCGACGAGGTCGAGGCCGGCGGGCAGGATCGCGAGCAGCACCCCGCGGCGGTCAGCGTCGTGGCGGAGCCGCTGGACGAGGTGCCGGTCGCTGATTAGGGCGTCGACCACACGGGTGAGCCCGGACGGCGACAGCAGCGCTCGGTCGGCGACCTCGTTCATCCGGAGCGGGCCGTCGACGACGGACTCGAGCACGTCGAACTGGGTGAGGCTCAGGCCGCACCGCTCGACCAGGGCCGCGTCGATCGAGCTGGTGACCAGCTCGTGCGCGCGGTGGAACCGGGCCCAGGTCCGGCGCGCCATCACGGCGCGGGCCTCCGCCGGCGTCAGGGACATCACAGCAGCCATCAGTCGATCACCGCCTCGAGCGCGGGGAACGAGAGGTGGCCGATGGTCGTGTGAGCCAGTCCGAGGGTCGAAACAGCGCCCCGGAGCATGCCCCTGACATGGCGCAGGTCGACGGCGAGCATGGTCGTGTGGTCCTCGACGGAGAGGCCGTTGTCGGAGCCGGTCGCCTTGCTCGCAGCGGACTCGAGGTGGTCGAGAAGGTCGGCAGTCCGCCTCACGACGTCGATCAGCTCGGCGATCGTGTGGTAGCTGCCCTCCGGCGCTGTGGCGAGGGTGCGGTCGTGGAGCTCCTGGCGGAGCGCCTCCGCCGCGTTGCTAGTGCTGGTGGTCATAGGATTCCTCCTGGTTCTGGCGTCACCCCTGACCTGTTCACGGAGGAGGTGGCGCCGGGCTTTTCGTGTGATCGGGACCCGCCCCCGACCGGCCCCATCAGGACGGTCGGGGGCGGGGGTTGGCTGCCGGTCCACGCCCGACCTCTGTAGGAAGAGGAAGGGAAGGGGCGAGACCGAGCGGTGTCCGACAGCGCAGGTGCCTCGCCCATCGACCGCGAGGCGGGATCGCGGGACGGGCGAGGCGCCAACGGCGTCGGACGGACGCCAGCTGGCCGGGGGGCTACGGCGGCGGCTCGTCGACGAGCCAGGCCTGCAGCGCAGCGACGGGGATCAGGGTCTTGCCGTTGCCCCCGACGCGCTTCGCCGGCAGACCGTGCAGGCGGATCGCGTCGTAGACCCAGCTCTCCGACATGCCGAGCGCCTCGGCGACCTCGGTCACGTCGAGCGCGAGGCGGGGCGTCGCCGGCGGGCTCATCACGGCCTCGAGCTCCTGGCGGACGACGCGGGCGACGACGTCGGCGATCGCCTGCTCGACGCTCACGCGACGTCTCCGAGGGCAGCCGCGCGGGCGAACAGCTCCTCACGGGTGGGCGCCGGGAACAGCGCCTCGACCTCGCAGCCGAGCGCGATGGCGATCGCGTAGCGGAGGTACTCCTTCGGGATGATCTCGCCGGAGCGGATCTTGTCGATCGTCTGCGGGGTCGTGTCGGCCATGCGCGCCACGTGGGCGGTGCGCAGCGGAGGGCGGGCGAGGATCACCGCGTCGAGGCGGGCACTCCAGTTGTCCTTGGCCCAGGCGTCGAAGGCCCGGCGCAGCGCCGCGGTGCTCACCACCGGGCGGAACTCAGAGGCGGGTTTGATGTCACTCACAAGTGTCACGTTATACGCACAACGTGAAATTGCAACAGTGAAGTTACAAGTGACGTGAGAAGTGCGGTCCCGGGTAGGGTCGAATCCGTGGCTTCGCCTCAACATGACGCCGTGGCGGTAACGGCGGAACTCAGGCGGATGGTGGACGAGCGCGGGCACGGCGCCGCGTCCGAACTCGCGCGCCGGCTCGGCATGTCGCCGGCGAACGTGAGCCGGTGGATCACCGGCAAGGCCGAGGTCCCGCTCGGCCGCTGGATCGACGTAGCGATTGCGCTGAACGAGGCGGATCCGCTCCGCCTGGTTCGCGCTACCGACTGGGTGGCCGGGTTCCCGGGCTACCTCGAGCAGCTCGAGCAGATGTCGCCGGACGAGGCGGCAGCGAGCTGGCGGGCGAACTTCGGCACGCGCGACGACCGCCGCTCACCGCTGGTCGAGCGGCTGCCCGACGTCGATCGCCTCGCGGTGCTCGAGCGCCGGCTGGCCATCGTCGAGCAGCTGCTCGGCATCGGCCTGGACGACGTCGAGACCGACGAGGTGATCGCCCGGTTCCGGTCATCGCTCCGAGGCGTCGAAGCGGTCGAGAGCAGCGACGACGATCGATAGGCCATGTCGCACCGCCTCCCGCAACGCCCAGCCACGCTGTCGCTCCGCACGCAGCCTCGGGCAGCTGCTGCAGCCGGACGAGTCACGGCGAGGTGGAACGAGCGACAGGTGGTGGGGGTGGAGCTTCCTCATGCATTCGACGGTGCCCGGCACATCGTCCCGTGCCACTCGCCGCTCTATGGGCAATCTCTCCCGTCAGTCGAGCTTGCGGCCGAGGTGCTCAGCGACCTCGACGTCGCGGTCCGGCAGCGCGTGCGAGTAGGTGTTGAGCGTCACGGTCTTGCTCCGGTGGCCAGCGCGGCCGGACGCGATCGTGATGTCGAACCCGGCGGAGATCACCTCGGTGATCATGGCGTGGCGCAGGTCCTGCAGTCGGATCTCGGGCCGGCCGATCGCCACGGCCAGGTCGTGCCACTTGTGCGAGAACGTGTCGGGCCACCACGGGTCCAGCCCGTCGGGCCGCTGGCACCACACGAAGCCGTCCGGGTTCCACTCCATAGCGAACTCGGCGGCCCGCTCGATCGACTCGGTGCGCAGCGCGCGGAGCCACGACGCGGTGCCCTGGTCGATCGTCAGGCGCTTGCGGTTGTGGGTCTTCGTCGGGCCCTCGACCGCGACGCCCTTCCGCATCCCGTTCGGCTTCATCGGTCCGCCGTTGCGGTCGATCGAGATGGCCCTCGAGATCCGCACCTTGCGCGCCTCGAGGTCGATGCAGGACCAGCGGAGCGCTGCGAGCTCGCCGCGCCGGGCGCCCGTGGTCACCGCCACACGCACCATGACCGCCACGTCGATGTCGCCGGCGGCGATCGCCGCGAGGATCGCCGGCGAGACGTCGCCGATCTCCGGGGTGGTGTCGTCGCGCTCGGGCACGCTGGGCGCGTCGGCGATCGCCGCCGGGTTCCGGTCGACGAGCTCCCAGCGCATCGCGTCGGAGTACGCGGCCCGGAGACGCGCGAGAGCGTTCACCGCGGTGCGCGGCCGGGTGCGGGCGATCGCCCGCATCGCTCGCTCGACCTCGAGCGGGCGCAGCCGGCGGATGTCGACCTCGCCCAGCGCCGGCACGAGCTCGCTCTCGACCAGGCGGCGCGCCTCGTTGCGCGTGTTGGGCGCCCACCGGTCCCACCGGCTCTCGAGGTGCATCTCGAGCAGCTGACCCACCGTGGTGAACCGAGTCGGTTGCCCGCGGCCCTGCTCGACCTCGGCGATCAGGTCGCGCAGCGCGTCCTCCGCCGAGCGGCGGCCGCCGTGGTGCACCCGGCCGAGCTGGCGCTTCTTGCCGGTCGCCGGGTCGACCCCGAGGTACACCCGGAGCTGCCATCGGTCCTTGCCCTCGAGCTGCCGCAACGAGCCCCGCATGGGGCCCACCGTAACCAGTCGGAGCGGCGCGGATGGCACGAGGGATGGCACGCTGGCCGGGTGATCGGTCAGATCGTAGAGCCCGAGCGGAGAATCGAACTCCGGACCTGCTGTTTACAAGACAGCTGCTCTGCCAACTGAGCTACTCGGGCGGGCCCTCCGCGGCGTACGCCGCAGAACGCTCCGCGGAGTGTACGCGGTGTACGAAGCGCCCCATCTGCCGCGGCGGTCGCTTGTCTCGGTGACCGGGGAGCGTTCCCCGGTCACGTCGGATCGAGCCTTGATCGTCACAGGGTCTCGTCAGGCTGTCGTCATGTCGCAACTCACCCCTGACCTGACCGCCTACGACTACGCCTCGGTGCTCGCGCAGCAGCTCGGCGCCTCGACCGAGGAGATCCGCACGGAGCTCTCGGGCGAGGTCACCGCCCTCTCGGACTGGCTGGACGACCGACACCTGCAGATGGTCGAACCGTGGCCGTTCGACCGTGGGCCCGACGGGCCGCTGCGGACCGACGACGGCAACCGGCTGCACGGGGCCGCTCGTTCGGACCCCCACCCGGACCAGCCGACCTTCGACCTGATCGTCGCCAACAACGGGTTCCCGCTCAGCGCCGTCCGCTGCGCCGGTCCAATCCCTCCGCCGCTGCCGCTGATGACACCGATCAGCTGCGTCGTCGCCAACACCGGAGCGCTCCTGGAAAGGCCACACGACCTCGCTGCGCTCGAACCCGACGAGGCTGCGCTCAACCTGGTCGTCCATCGGCGCAAGCCGGTCGGCTTGCTGACCGCAGAAGATGCCGCCGTCGTGGAACGTTGGCAGCACCTCGCGCACGAGCGCGGGTGCGATGTGCTCGTCGAGCACGTCGACGACCGCTGTTGCGGTGCCGCCTACTGGTTCGTCGAGGTCGCACGGCGCGAACCGCTCGGCGAGCTCCTCGCACTCGACGACCTGATCGAGTGGTGGTCTGCCGCGCTGCCGGCCGTCGGTCTCGGAGCGCTGCGGAGCCGCGTCGAACGCGACCTGCGCGGCCTCGCTGATCAGCCCGCATCCAGCTTCATCGGTCGCGGATCGGATCTGATCATGGCCCCGATGTGCGACGACTCACCCTCCGACGGCCTCCCGACGTGGGTCGTCGGGGCGGTGCTGGGCTACTGGCCGCCGACCAGCCTGTCGCTGATGCTGAACCACGGCCACCGCGGCACGCTCGTCCCCGCCGCAGGCGACGCCGACCTGCGTACGTGGCGTGCGCTGCACCACGCGCTCGTCGCTCCGACATGACGGCACCCGGGTGTGTCGCCGCAGCAACGTCTCAGCGCGAACTGCGACGCTCGCTCCGTACACCGCCGTAGATCGCTGTCCTGGTGAACACGTCCATCAGCACCCGCTGCGCGGCCCAGCGCGGCACCCGGATCGCCTTTCCGTTCGGCTGATGGATGACCATCCCGTCGTCCTGCAGCCCCACGATCGACCCCCAGCGGTACTTCGGCGGGGTGAACGAGGCGAGCTTGGTCTTCCCGCTCGCCGTGGCGCGGATGTTGCGGACCACGACCCGGTACCCGAAGTTGCGTGCCGAGCTGCGCGCCGGATCGCTCGCCGCGACGTCGCCCACGGCGTAGACGCCTGGGTGCCCGGGCACCCGCAGGTGCTCGTCGACGTGCACGAACCCGTGCTCGTCCAGCATCGCCTCGGGCAGGAAGTCCGAGTTGGGCCGCACGTCGCCGATCGACCACAGCACCAGATCCGCGGTGAACGGCTCCTGGCCGGTGCTCCACTCGACCGGTTCGGTGGTGAGTCGATCGGTCGGCGCGCCGTCGGGCACGGACGCCCGGTGCCCCGGATGCAGGTGCACACCGAGCTCGGCCAGCTCTCGTGCCAGGCGGCGGCGGGTTCTCGGGTGGTAGCCCGGCAGCGGCTCGTCCTGGGCGTAGAACAGATGCACGTCCAGGTCGGCCCGGCGCTTCGCCAGGTTGTGCGCCGAGCTCACACCGGTCGGACCGCCGCCGATGATCGCGATCGACCCGGCGCGATCGATGGCCGCCGCCACGTCGGTGATGCCGGCCTCGACCGATGCCAGGTCTTCGATCTCACTGCGGCGCCAGAACCCGTTGGTCGTGCCCGAAGCGATCACCGCGACGTCATAGGGCAGCGAGACGAGCGCGCCATCGGCGTCGACGACCTCGATGAGCTTCGTGTCGGTGTCGAGCGACTTCACCGCGCCGTGCACGACGCGCACGTGCTGCAGCCGACGGAACCGGTCGAGCGGTGTCAGGTAGTTGCGACGCCACGCCTCGGGGTCGGCCAGGCGGGTGCCCAGCTCCTGGCCGCTCACCAGCGCCGGCTTCGTCGAAACCCCCACCACGTCGAAGGATCGCCCGAGCTGGGTGGACACCAGCACCCCGGTGTCGCCCATCCCGATCACAACGACACGTGGTCGTCCGGTCCTCGAACGTCGATCCAGCACGGGCGTCAGTATCGCCCGCGTCGCCGTCGCGCTCCATCGGCGCGGCGTGCGTCGACGGTTGGAGGCCAGGGGTTCGGGGGTACTGCCACTGCACTCTCGAACCAAGGAACGTGGATCATGAAGAACGTCTGGAAGGGCCTCATCGTCGGAGCGCTGACCGGTGCCGGCGTCGGCCTGCTGGTCGACCTGCTCGAGGGCCTCGGCCGCGGCGGCCGTGAGCTGTCGCTCCACGCTCGTGACGAA